ACCATTTATCACTCCTAAAGAGCGTATTATTACTCCTAATGATGTAGCTAATATGCTTGTAAGTTGGAACCTCAGTGAGAGTTCTACATGCCCTAAAAGAAAAGCTACTACACTCAAGAAGCAGTTAGGCTCTATAGTAATATCAAGGAGTATGTATGACTACTGGAAAGAGAATAAAGCAATATCACATAAAGATGATAGATGAGTTAGGAACTTGCTACTTTGATGAAGTGATAACTGGCTTCAGAAATAGACAAGATAAAATAGCTAAATGGATAGGCTCTGATCGGTTTGTTAAGTTGACTCAAGGAGATATGTATGTATTAATAAAGAGTTCAGGAGAGGAGCTATGGTACTATGAGTACATTGATGGAGAGTGTCAAAGAGATGACACCTAAAGAAGCTTCTGATGAGTATATCAGATTAGAAAAAGTCTACAATGAATTAGGTAAAAAGATCAAGATAAGCACAAGAACCTTCCAAACTAGGATGCGTAAACAGCGTAAGGAGATTAGAGATAGACAGAACATGCTATATGTTGTGTTAAACTCTGAGCCTGGTCTAGCTAGATACACAGAAGAGTGCTTGGGATTGACTGACTATCACAATCTCTATAAACGTTGGAGACACCGTAGATTTAGATAAAAAGAAAAGGACCATTAAGGTCCCTTTTTTATTTCCCTTCACAGTTACAGTCATCTTTAGGAAGCTCTGTAAGTTTAAGACATTCAGGAGTATCTTGTGCATCCATAACAGGAGTGTACTCTAACTTGAATTGGTGTACACGGAAGACACCTGAGGAAGAGTTAGCAGGCTCTACTCTCACCTTAACATGCTGTCCAGCAGGAACGATAATACTATCAGACATCTCCATAGCACCATCTGAGATACCAGTCATCTGCCAGTGTACTCCACGGTTCTTTCTAAGATCCTCAGTATACTGTTCTCCTGAGTGATATACCACAAGCTCCATTGTATTATCCTGTGCTGGATTAAGTGTAGTACCATCAGCACACCATCTGATGTAAACACGATACTTACGATCAGTTTGCTTTCTTCTTCCATCATCAGACTCACCAGCTACAACTCCTGTAGTTGAGTCCATGTAGAGGTCTAAGTCATAACCATCTGTGATAGGGTGATAGAAGTCAGCAGAAGACACAGCGGAGTTTCTAGCATAGTTTACTTGAACAGCACCTACATCACCCATCTTAGATAGGTATTCAGCCATACACTGAACCATATCCCATAATGCACAGATGTTTTGAATGTAGTGGTTAAGTTGACAAGCAAGCTTCTTCATAAATGAACTGAAGAACTTAGGATTGTAGCATTTCTGACTCTCAGCCATACATGCAAACCGTCCTACACCCTTGTTATTTTCATCTACTAGTCGTTGACAATCTGCAACAGGAATTTCATCACAGTCACACTCATCATACCAACAGCGATCCTTAGGATTTTCACCATAACTAGTGAATGTAGCTTCATTCAGTCTAGTTGTTTTATCATCAATAGCCATTAGTCACCTATCTTTCCTTGTGCTTTCCACTTACCACCCTTACGGATACATGATGGTGAGTAGTTTTCTTTACCAGTATCAGTAGCATAGATTTCAGCATTAGGTTTAGTATCCCAAAAGTTTTGGTTAGCTGTCCTTCTAATCTTCATCCACTGTCTTGTAGTGTTAAGAGACTTCCAAGCATTAGACTTTCTAATAGCCCACGGTCTAATCTTAGCATTTTCTGTGTAGTACACAGTAATGACATTGTTACCTTCAACCACAGTGTGAGTATAGGTAGTCTTCTCAGGGGCATAGTTAGTGATAGCAGGAGCATTGTAGCTTACATTGCTACCAATAGTCTGATTGCTTAGAGTCACATCCCCACGTAGAGGTTGATTATTAGCCTTATTAAGATGCTTAACAATAACATTAGCAGTAGTTGGTATCCTCTCATATCTAAATGAGTAGTTACCATTACCAGTTACTCTAGGTACATTAATAGGGTTCTGACCTGGTACAAGCCTATAACCTTGGATGCTAGGAGGATCTTGTCTAAAAGGATCCCCATGAGTCACAGGAGTGTAACTTTGAGTCTTAATCTCTCTTCCTGTGTCCTTGTCAATATACTTCACAATCTGACCGTACACAGGGTTGTACCTGAATACAAGCTCCTTAGTTTGCCCTGAAGGAACTGTCACAGATTGAGTTCTATTGCCAGTAATCTTATAAGTAGCCCTATAGATCTCAGGAGCAGTATGTGACTGACTTGTATCACCAGGTACTTTCTTAGTCTCAGTGTTAAGTGTAGCCCCTGTAACATTATCAACATACTTGATTACAAGTGTACCCTCTTTAGGTGCTTGAGGGATGTTAAGGATACTTGTATTAGGCACAGTCAAACTGAATGACACAGTAGCAGTTGTTGGACTGAATTGCCATTGGTCAATAGTAGTGGCTACATCACCTCTTTGTTCATTAACCTTAGAGGAGATCTCAACATCATTAATGTTTAACTGTTTATTAATGGTTTCAGTCCAGTTATTCCCAAAAGCAGGGTCATAGGACTTATTAAAGATCATCCCTTGTGGAGTGTTAATTCCATAAGAAGCATTACCAAAAGATCCTGAAATAGTAAGTCCTGATGTCTTAGTGTAGGACACTGACTTGATAACAGCTCTTGTGTGTCTAGCTTTAACCTTAGTACCTTCTACCACAAGATCATAGTAGATACTTCCTTCAGTATTTACATGCCCAACAGCAATTTGACCTCCATCAGCAGAAGGAACAAGCATAGGGTTTTCAATCCTAAAGCTATTCCCACTGATATAGGTCTTAGTACCACTGTCAGTAGAATAGATATTAAGGCTAAGGGCTTGCCTTACCTTAGTAATCTGTTCCTGATTAAGTGTAGCTTGATCTGCCATTAATTAATTCCTCCTGCAAGGTCATTCTCAGTCTTGCCATTGTTAGTTCTAATGAATGCACTACCATCCACAGTTCCGCCAAAGAGGTTAATGTTACCTGTGGCAATGTTTCTATCAGGTCTTAGGCTACCTTCAAAGATAGTGTTACCTGTTTGATTCCAAGCACCTGAGTTCTTAAGGTTTTGTAGCAATGCAGTGAAAGCACCTTTAAGTTGATTATAATCATTCTTAAGATTATCGAAGTCCTGTGTAGATACACCCTGTGCTGGTAGTGTCACAGAATTGCCATTACTAATAGATAGTACATTATTATTAAGTGTGAGTGTTTGTTTATCTTTATCTTCCTTATTGTTTAATGAATCTAAAGCACACTTCACAGAAGGTGAATAAGATCTAGGAGATGTTCCTTCATACACATCAACTTCACTGAAGAATAATAATGAGTCTGATGAGTTATTTGTACCATTATTATTAATACGGATATAGCCTTCATCACTATTACCAGTATTGAATGTAGTTCTTAAGGTATATACACCAGTAGTTGATGGTGAACTATTAGTATCCTTAATTGTAACTACATTAGTGAAAGGTTGTTTTTCACCAGTCTGCCTTCCAAGGAAATATAGTGTTACACCCTTAATGTTACTTGTAGCGAATGAAGCAAGATTAAGTGAGTAGTTTGTATTCCTTTTTACTTTGAACCTAATAGATGAAGCAGGTACAGCATCCTGTGTATTATTACTTAACACAAACATATTTTCTGTGTTATTGTAATAAAAAGCATGCTTAGTTAAGGATAGCTTAGCATTTTTTTGGTCTGAAGTCCAGTACCCCCAACCATTAGTAGATGTAGGGAATCCTGAATTACAGATAAGGTTATCTCCACCATCAATAGTATCTTCAGGAAGCATAACACTATTACCATTAGAGATAGACAACTTTTTACCTTCTAATGTCAATGTCTGTTTGTCATTATCAGGTTTATTCTCTAAAGCTGTAATTTTACCTCTAAGGAAGCTGTCATCATAAGGTGTAGCATTATTAGGTGTAGGAAGGTCTACTTCTCCACCACCATTAGACAGCACAAGCTTGTTACCCTGTCTAGAGATAGTTTGCTTATCACTAGGTAAAGTAACAGAATTACCTTCTGAGATTGATAGAACTCTATCAGATAAAGTTAAAGATTGCTTAGGCTGTTTATATGTAAGATCATTGACACCATTAAGTACAACATTATTACCGTCCACAGAAGCCACTTTAAACATACCAATATTAAAGTTGTTCTTATCCCAATAGCTATCTACTACAGTATCACCTACTTTAATGGTGTCAGCGTTTACAAGCTTATCTTTTGTGATCCTTACGTTCTGTGAGTTACCATTGCCTGAGATATCTCCTTTAGCAAAGAATGTATTTACTCCTGTAGGTGTCACAGACTTGTCCTCTAGGGCTTTAACTCTAGCCTTCAAGGCAGAATCGTCATAGGCTAAAGCTACAGTATCCTTATCCTCAAACTCAACTTCCTTGATAGTTCCATCCACAAGTGTATAGGTAAGTTTGACTCTATTACCATTTCTAGATACACCCACAGTTGAAATGAAGTTATCTGTTTTACCTTCTAGAGCTTTTAGTCTATTAATCACAGTGGTATCATCATAGGTAACACCCCCACCTTGACCATTAACCTTGATCCATCTAGTTCTATCAGGAGAGAGGATAAACAGATCTCCATTAGGAAGAAGATACATGTGGTCTCTATCACCCATAAACACATCAGGTAGTTTATCCACAGGGGCTACCCAAGTGTCCTCAGCAGGCATACACTGAGTACACCATGTGTTAGGGTTTCCACTACAAGTTGTACATCCCATTAGTTAATACCTCCTGCTAAGTCATTTTCTGTTTTACCATTATTAGTACGGATGAAGAAGTCACTATCCACTGTGTTAGAGAACAAGTTAATATTACCTGTGGCAATATTTCTTCTAGGAACGAAGTCTCCTTCTAACCCACCTTGCCAAGCTCCACTAGCTGTAAGGTTGTTAATGATCTTCATCAAAGCATTTTTAAGTCTAGTATTCTCAGCTCTAAGATCAGCATCATTGTAGGCAGGAGAAGGTGTTGGGATAGTACCTGTGAATGAGATAACACCATCATTTGAGATACTAATATCCTTACCTGCTTTGTATGTCTTACCTCCTGAGCTATTATTCATCAACCAGCACACTTGTGAAGTGAGATTCTTATTAAAACACCACTGTGAATAGAAGGCTTTAGAAGTCTGCTCAGGTAGGTCACAAAGAGTTGTATCCCTTAGCACAAGGGAATGAAGTTTAATTCTGTCATCATTTTGCTTTTTAAGAGATGCACAGGCGGTTGATCCTGGTACAATCTCTTCACATTGACAGTTAATACAATCTGACATAATTTCTCCTATTTATCATCAATAAAGCAGTCAAACTTACAATCCATTAAGTCACATCCTCCCTTAATCAAAGGAATTGTCTCTACTTTCTTCTCAGGTTTTGGAGGAATAGTAGGTCTTTGAGGAGGTTGCTCATTAAATGGTTTAGGTTTGGTAGCATTGTTCACAGGGGGTTGTTCAGTGAATGGAGGGAAAGGTGCTCTAATAATTTGCTCTCTTGTGTACACATTTTGGTGTCTATCCCCTGGATTACTTCCTCTTACCTCTACTTTCAAGTGAGTAAAGTTAGCAGGCAAGTTAGTGAATGTCTTATTCCACTTAATAGTTGATAGATGCCAATTAGGCTCATAAGCAAGCTTTTGTGTATCTGCATGCTTAGCAAGTAGAATATCCTTTTGGACTACTGAATAGTTGTTTCCTCCATCAGTAGAAGCATACACATCAAAGTACCAATCATAAGTACCACCATATTGAACATACCATCCTTGTAGTCTTCCTCCAACACCAGCCTCATAGGAGTAACCTAAGAGGTTTAATTGGATATCTACAATAGTACCTTCATTATTCTTAGAAGTGAACCCAATACCTTGACCATAACCATTTCTGTGAGCTTCACTGAGGTCAATACCTTGAACACTACCATTAGGTGATCCACCCATAGCAACATCTAGAGGTGCACCATTACGTTGGAATGTACCCCAAGCTTCTTGCCACTTAGTAGCTCCTCCTTGTTGGTTGTTACCTGCTTCATACTCACGTTTTCTTCTTTCATAGTCAGCTTTTCTAGCATTGTAAGAAGCAAGAGCAGAAGCATAGTTAGAGTTACTATTATTGTATGCTTGTAAGGCTCTTTCATATTCAGCCCTTCTAGCATTATAACCATTTAGGCTAGCCTGATAATCAGACTCAAGTCTTCTCTTCTCAGCTTCCCAATTTGATTGGTCAGGAGATGGTTTACTAGCCTGATCTGAATTGTAAACACCAATAAATCTATTGACACTTTCAATTCTCTCAGCTAAACAGTGCTGTACTTCACAGACCTTTTGTGCTTTACGCTGTAAGCACTTCATACGTTTAATTATATCACAGATGATCTCAATAATGTTCTTGATATTACACCATATTCTGAAGAAACCATGTGCTGTATTTTCTTTTACTTTACATTCTTCTCCATTGGCAATAGCATCACCAGCCAACTTCACAGAGTCGGCTAGGTCATGCTTCATCTTCTCACATTCATGAGCCTTATAGAACTTTATCCTGCATCTGCAATTAGGACAATACTCAAACATAGTGCCTCCTAGCAGTTATCACAGTCAATAACACAGCCTTCAACTTTAGGAAGAGGTGAGTTGTTATTTACATAGGTAGCTCTCACATCACTTGATGTAGGGTCAAAATCCCACTGGTCAAGTGTCTTGAATAGCAAGATATCTCCTGTGCTTCCTCCTTGTGGTCTAAGGACTGTTTCCTTACCAATGGAGATTGATCCAGGTTTCTCTGTGAAGCTTGATCCTGCTTGATAAGATTTAGTCCACACAGTTCTACCATTTGTGTCTTGGATAGAGAAAGTAGCATTATTACCATAGCTACCACCATCCCCTACATACTTAACTTGGTCAAAGTCAACTCTGGATACGTGGGCTTTAACACTACCATCTTCATTCATAGTGTACATGTGAGATACCTTACCAGTAATAGTACCTCTACCTACTTCTCTACCTGCATAAACCATATTCCACACAATAGCAAAGTCACCATTTTGTTGTACAGTCACAGAAGTGAAAGTATCTCCATATCCAGCAGAATTGGCAGAAGTACCTACACCTTTCATACCAAAGACAACATTCTCAAGCATTTTACCTTTAATATGTTCCACAAGACCTGTGATTCTCTCATCCTGACACTTAGCAATAGAGCACAGCTTGTCTACCTTAGACTCTAAGCACTCTAGCTTATTAAGAATATAGCACAGTTGGTTAATGATGTTTTTAAGAACACACCAAACGCCATAGAAGCCTCTTCTAATAGCTTCAGGTAGGTTACACCATTCAGCTTTTAAAATAGCTCTCATCTTAGGTCTAATTTGAAGGTCATTAAGCTCTTGTAGCTTGGTACAGTCTCCAATACCTACATTCTCACAAGAGCAATCCTTTTGTTTACAAATGTCTTCCATAGTTCCTCCAATAAAAATAGGGAGGGGATATACCCCACCCCCTTTAACCAAACAATAAGTGGTTTAAGTTCCAAGCAGACAACCAGATTTCTCCTGAAGTTCTTAGCTTGAATTTTCTCCAGTAGTAGTTTCCATCTCCTACACCACCTACACCTGTATCACCAGTTGCAGTTTGGTCAAACACAAAGTAGTCCCCTACGTGTGTCATTTGGTCAGGAAGTTTAGCACCATTCTTGTCTGTGATGATGATATCCTCTACAGCAATACCATTATCTGTCCAGTTAAATGCTACTGGTACAAGCTCTTTGCTGTATACTTGCCACATTCCATTGACATATTTAAGATCATCTACTCGATAAGCATGTTGCATCTTACCAGGAGCAGAAGGTCTAGGCGTAGCCTTAGCAGGAGTTAAGTACTCAGCTCCTCTAGCCATAGCTACAAGTCTATCAATATCAATACCTCCTGGACACGCTGTAGATGATACTTCACCGTGCTTCAGAATGTGTTGTCTATCAATAGGAATGTTGTAGCGTTCACAGATGTCTCTAATGAGCTTAGCAGAGTTTCTATAAGTTTCCTCAGCAATAGTCCATGTAGGAGCACCAGTGTTGTTCAAATGCTCAATACCAATAGAGCGTTGATTCATTGGATAGTTACCTGCATGATAGGCAACATAGTTTTCACCAACACATCCCCAAATTTTATCAGGTGTTACTTGGTAGTGAGCAGATGTACCATGACCTGAAGAAACATACCAAGTATGTCTAGCTACAGCATCATTAGTTGTAGCGTTATGATGCGAGTGTTTCATTGGGTCGTTAATCCAACTCTGTGTCAATTCACAGCACCTCCATTACAGAGAGTGACCAGACTATATCTTTCTATCTACGAGAGATAGTTCTTCTTTCGAGTTCACTTGAACCCTACTCCCAGCCCATGGGATAGTCGTTGAACATTCCCCATATCCTAAGACTTAGGGGTAGTGATGCTAAACTGAGCAATCCTTAAACTTTTCAAACCTTCATAGAGTGGTTTCCCCTCTATTGTGGTATTAAGGCTCTAAGCTCTTTCAAAGCAATTTATGTTTTGGGTACTAGGTTCTCACGATACCTAGCAGTGCTTATTCTTTCTGCTTTCCAACCATGTACATGAGTTCTCTTGCCTGACAATACATTGTCTAGCTTATGTGGGAGAACTCTAAGAAATTTACATGCTGTATTCTTACTAGGGAAGTATAGAACTGTGTTGTCTATTATATTAGTAAGTTTAACAGCTTGTCGAATACACTTTCCTGACCATTTATTAGTCTCTCTAGTGATTTCAACTTTCTTCTTTCTGTCTCCATGGTTGTTATTTTGTAATTGAGTCATCATCTCAAGATTACTTACTTTATTGTTGAACCTGTCCTCATCAATATGATTGACAGTTAAGTTTTCATCCCAATCAGGTAAGAAGTACTTAGCTACTAGTCTATGAATAAGGAAGCTTCTTTGTCTTCCATCTTCACATCTTAAAGGTATTCCAAGATAACCTTTACCATTTCTAGTTTTACCTGTTTCAGAGGTTTTCAGGATTCCACCTTTCACTGTGCGTTTGTAAGGGGTATTACCACAGTAAGAAGTTGTTGTCCTTGTTCTTGCCTTAACTCTCCCAAGGTTACTAATTAGAAATGTACCCTTAAGTACTCTATCTTCTTCAATTACTTTCCATTGTTCTAGCATAAAAGATTTCCTTTCTACAAGTTTAATCTATGAATATTTATTTACACGACAATTCTGTCAATCTTTGTTCTATTGCTATCAGAGTTCATAGCATTAGGATCTACACCAGTAATAAGTCCTGAGTAAATTTCACCATTAATATTCTTAGCAGGTACAGCCACAGTAGTGTTTCCTCCTTGTGGTTTAGCTTGTGTAGCCTTCTTCTTAAGTCTGAAGGCTGTAGGGTAAGTAGCAGAGTAAGGAAGCTTAATAAGATTAACAGCAGAGCCCCCTGAAGGATTAGCAAGTTGACTTCCTTGGTTTTGACCTAAGAACCAACCAAAACCTCCACCAGCATCACTATCAAACAATGCTACGTGAGATACAGGAGTCCATCCAGCTACCTCTTTAAAGACAGCCACATCTCCTTCTTCCATGATCTCTACTTCATCAAAGTATTTAAGGATACCATTAGTTCGTCTTTGTTCCCAAAGATCCTTGACATAGCCTGACACAGTACAGTTGGCAAAGGGAACACCATTTTCTCTACACCATTGTGCATAAAAATCCCAGCATTGCCAGCCATATGCACCATCTACATCTGTACCCTTATTCATCCACTTGGACTTAAAGGTTTTGTAGTCCATGTTTACTCTCCTTGAGATTCATTATATTTCTTGCTTGAGATACCTAACACAGTACCAGTGAAAGTAGTAAGTAATGCTAGAGTACCTGTGATAGCAGTTGAGTCAAACTTGTACAAAGCTCCAAGCCCTGTAATTAAAGTGATTAAAGCTGGTGCAACTACAGTTACAAGCTTTTTGTATAAGTCATATTGTTTATTTGTTAAGTTCATTTAGTTCTCCTTATTTATTATGCTTTCTTAAAGATACCTGGGATTGATAAGATTATACGTTTGTTAAACATTTCAGGATTAGAAACTCCAAAAATTTGAACATTTCTTGAACCTTTATCAATCCACACAGAAGTGTTGTTGTTACCAATCCAAACCTGAGACTCTACAAGTTCAACAGGAACAGGAGCTTCAGGGGGTAGTGTTGCAATAACATCTCTCCAATTTACTTTTGAGGTTACTTTGAAGTCAATCTTGAAGATACCTACACCAGTTGAACTTGAGTAAGTAAGAGTAACTCTAGGTGAAATTGGTGCATCATGCTCACCTTCCATAACCTTAGATCTGTCAGTGAAAGATCCTCTATACACTGTAAGGTCAGTGGCTTTATTTTCCTGTGTGGTTAACAGGTTATCCACTTCCTTCTTAGTGTAAGTCTCAGCTTTCTTATAGTACTTATTTAAAGCATCATCTAGGTTTACATTGTAAGTAGTTGTGTTACTGGCTTCAGCTTTAGTTACTACAACACCTTCAGTATCACTAGTAACAACAAATTCTTTCCCTACACCTACTGGAAGAGTCACAGAGTTTCCATTAGAGATACTTAGTGTACTTCCCTCTAAAGACAATGTTTGCTTGTCATTGTCTTCTTTCTTCTCTAGAGCACTAAGTCTTGACTCGTTATCAACCCTAATCTCACTAATGTCATGTAAGGCACTAGCCACAGAGCTTCCTAAGTCATTTACTTGCTCTTTTAGATCACTATCATCATAGATAGTATCCTTATCAGGCTTATTTTCTAGAGCAGTAACTCTATCAGATAGAGGCTTATCATTATAAGGCTGTGCTTCAGGTTTAGCTTCAAGGGCTTCAACCCTAGCTTTTAAGGCACTGTCATCATACACAGTATCCTTGTCTTCTTTTGCTTCTAATGCTTTAACCCTCTCTTTGAGAGCAGTGTCATCATAAGCCACAGAAATAGTATCTTTGTCATCAAACTCTACTTCACTAGAAGTTCCATCAACTCTAGTGTACTTGAGCTTAACTTTGTTACCTTCTCTAGACACAGTAACCTCACTCACAAAATTGTCAGTCTTACCTTCTAAGGCTTTAATCCTATTAAGCACTTCTGTGTCATCATAGGTAGACCCTCCCTGATTTAGACAGCTAGGATCAATTACTATCTTTACCATTTTCCTTTTCCTCTTCTACATGCCTTCTCATCTTCTCATTAAGACCATGAATGTAATGGTTTCCACCAAGGTCATTAAAGTACTCCTTCACAAGAGGCTCAGTCATATCCCACTTCTCTTGCCAAGTAAACTCAGTAGAGTTGTAGATGTTAAGGTACTCAGAGCGTAAGCTAGAACGCTTAGCACCTTTAGATAGTTCTACAAGCTGGTTTCTCTTGTGGTTCATCCATGCTACCCCACAACCGCAAGCTGTGGTCACAAAGAGTGTCATTCCTGAGATCACAGCTTGGTTTTCTAGGAGTTTTACAATTAATCTATCCATTTAGTTCTCCTATAGGGTGTCAATAATAGCAGTTGTCACAGGTTCTCCAATAAGATAATTACTACCTGAAGGTTGTGTTACTAAAATATATAAACTAAAGATATTAACTTCTTTTTGTGTAAACACTCTATCACCTTCCTTTGAATCTTGTCTTAATTCAGCCTTGGCATGATATTTATGTGTACCAGATATACCTTTATTAAGTATATTCTCAGACTCCTTACTAACATATTCCTCAAACTTTGTAAAGTCTTCTTTTGTCAGTTTTCCTCCATTAGAGTTTCTTACATATATAAGGGTATCCCCATCAAATGTAGCTTGACCAAAGTTATAGTGTAAGTTAAGAGTGTTTATTAAATCTTCTCTAGGCATATCTGCTGGTATCTCATCAGTATGACCCTCTATGTATCTTTCAGGCTCAGGTTTATCAATATCTTCATCAAGATATCTAACATTAGTAGGGACTACCATTGTTCTTCTACCACCCCAAGGAAGTGTAATATCAAACACTAGAGGTACTTGATAAGGCTCATGTTCACTATCCATCTTATATTTAGGGTCAATATGAACATCATTAACAGTTAGATTTTCACTCAGATATTCCTTGTTTGCATATACACTATTAGCTCTAGCCAAAGCGTTAAGCACAGTTTCCTTAAGATACATAGGCTTATAAGGATTACCCCTACGTACATAAATTTCTTCATTTACCATACCATTCAATATTTCTGTTGCTCTTTTTAAACTATCTTCAATAGTACTGATCTCATTTGAGTGAGCAACAAACTCTTCAGATGATATTTCTGATAGGGAAGTTGAAGCAAGTTCAGACTCACTAGGAGGCTCTGTAGTACTTAATGAATTAGACACACTAGTGCTTGTAGATGTAGAGTTGCTTAAGCTAGTAGATCCACTAGCAGAGATACTTTCAGACTTAGATTCACTAGTAGACATTAGTGTACTTTCACTCTGTGAGTTACTAACACTGGTAGTAGATTCTGAAGTACTATTGCTAGTAGAAGTTGAAGAACTTACAGATGAAGATTCACTTGTTGAATTTGTACTTACACTTTCTGAGTTAGATTCAGATGTAGATACTGAAGTACTTTCACTAGTTGTAGTGCTTTTTGTAGTTGACTCACTCTCAGAAGTGGATTCAGCAGAAGTGCTCTCTGAAGTTGATTCACTTACTGAGTTACTTTCTGAAGTAGAAGTAGATTCAGAGCTACTTGTGCTATTAGATTGAGGAGTTGAAGTACTATCTGATTTACTTTCAGATGTGCTAGTAGACTCACTAGTTGATACTGATTCAGCAGAAGTACTTTCTGAGGTAGAGGTACTTTCACTTGTACTAGTTGACTCACTAGTAGATTCTGACACAGAAGTGCTTTCAGAAACACTATCACTTACAGAATTTGACTCAGAGCTACTTTCAGAAGCAGATGCAGAAGCACTACCACTTTGTGACTCAGGCTTTTTGTCTTCTTCACTCTGATTATCTTTACATTTAACAATAATTTCAGTCTTGTTACACTTGGACTCTAGCATTTCACAAGTTGCTTTAGGGATAGGTTTAAATCCCTCATAAGTTGGATAGATAACTCCACAGAGCTTATCTTCTTCAGCTAATTTATAAGCCATATTTTCTCCTATCTTACATACACATCAATGGATGTTTTCTCATTAGTTAAGTAGGCTTTCCCCTTAAAACCAAAAGGAGTGTCATAAAGTCTACCCTTAACATCACCCCAAGATGAAGGCACAGAAAGGATAATATGACCATCTTGGTCTGAAAGGAAGCCATAAGCATTATAGCTTTTATTTACATTTACACTTGTAGGGAAGTTGTTACCTGAGGAGTAAGTCCACTCATAACCACTATATTCTACCCTACCTAGTGATATAAATTGAGCCAAAGTGTAGATCTGTTGAGTTCCTGACTGATCTAGACCATCACTAGTTTTATCTGAAAACTTATCATAGCCATTAGCCTTTTCAACTTCTTTCTTACCTGGCTCTTTGTCTTGCTTAGAGTACTCAGTCTTTTCTTTTACAGCAGATTTAGGTAGGTAGCCTACAGTACCATTGTACTTATCATAGATAAGCCATTCACCATCAATCTTACCTGTGACCTTATTACACTTGTAGAAGGTGTCAAGCACAGTATTGTCACCATTACCTTTAATGCCCTCTACTTTATCTACTACAATCTCATAGAAAGTTCTTTGTACTCCACCACTCTTCTTAGGTTTACCTGCATCAGCACCAGTACCACTAGACCCATCAGGAGTGTAGTTATCCTGCCCTCTGATTCTTACAATTCTAAGAATAGTTGCTCCATATCCTGTAATGGTTCTTGTATGCTCAATCACATGAGTGATACCATTGAAGTTTTGCTCAATAACTCTAGCATTATTGACTCCACCTCCTCCATACACAAGAGTGTGTCCATAGGGAGTGCTTGGTTCATTGGTAGAAATGATATCACCCACTTTAAGTTGGGATTCATTTGAGTAAGGAATAACATCAGCAAAGCTACTAACATCATTACCTATACCAATCTGATTACCATTACCTAGTAAAGACCCACCAAATTGTTGAGCTACCCAATTCACAAGGTCTACACACTGGTAGGGTTGACCAGGAGGAAAGCCATCAACATCAATGGATTGACCTACCACACGTTGTGCAACTTGGTAAGCATTTGTCATATCAATTATACCTCAATCTTATCCTTCAGTAAACTTGAGCACAACCCTGTTATGTAGGAGAAGTCATAGCTAAATTCTTCATTATCTAGTGTAATAATGTTGTCTTTTTTACGACAAAAGATGGAGTATTTTTCCAGTGTAAGCTCTAGATAATCACTATCCATCCACTCCTTAGCTCCTCCATAGTCATGGTTCTTATAAACCTGTCTAAAGAAGTATTCCACAGCAGATTCCACAAGGATTCTATTTCTCATACGTTTCACAAGAAACTTTTTATTCTCCATAGTACTCCATCTCTCTTTCAATCTCTTTTAGAGCATACTCAACCCTCTGAATATCACTTTTTAGGATCTCATTTTGGATTACACTTTGGTAATCAGTAGGGTGAGATGCTAAGTGCTCTTCAAGTTTAAACTGTTTAGCTTCCATGCTGTGTAGCTGGGTAAGCTTGTTCTTATATCTATTATATAGCCTTGACACTATAATATTCATTCTTACTCCTAGTTGATGTGACTGAACTTAAGGAAGTTCCTGAGTGTGATCTGTGCTTCTCCTAGTGCATACACAGTGAAAATCTTCTCACCAGCACTGAATAAGGCACTTCTCTGAGCATCATTTAGATACCATGCAGAATACATTAAGTCATAACCTTCCATTGGGTTACTATTAGGGAAGATACCTTCTCCACTAGCATCATCACCAATCCAGTTACATCCCCACTGTCTTCTAAAGATCTCAGTCAGTTCAATTTCAGATTGTTCTCCTGTGGCTTCATTCTTAGCACTTACAACTAAGTGAACATCTGATAAAGGAGTGACTTTCTTGCCATCACACTGTGATACATCCATCTTAATGATGAACTTTAAGAACCATCTTTGGAATCTATCCAAGTCACTTGGCACAAGGACTCTAAACTGAGCAGATCCTTTAGTTCTATCAATCACAACAGTATCGCTTGGAGACTCATTCTTCTCCTTAGGTGATTCGTCCTTACTCTCAAGGGCTTTCTTGACCACTTCAAAGTACTTGTTAGCTCCATCAATACGCTCCTGAAGGGCATTACCTGGTACTCCTCCCCAATCGGCAAGGAAACGTGCTGTAAGCTGTGCAATATCACCATCACTGGAAGCAACTTCCTTAACCACATTCTTCAGTGTCTCCTCAGACATCATGAAGGCTACTTGTGTGTTAAAAGTAAAGATGCTACTGTTTCTAGCTCTAGCAAACTCATAAAGAGCCTTAGACCTTGGACCTGTCCACTGACCTAAGCCTAGACCAATCCAGTGTTTACCACCTACATTGTATCCAGGCTCATTAAGAGGATCTTTATAGAGTGATGCAAAGGCTTGCCATGATCCCATAAGGTTTTCTGCTGTAGGTTCTTGTGCTACTTTGTCATATTGTTTACCTGTAGCATAGTCAGCCTCATATCTTCTAGCTGTTACATTGGACTCTCTCACAAAGTACCCAATGATAGCAGATACCCCTTGTGCCTTAGCTTCAGGAATCTCTTTCTTGATAGCTCTAGCAAATGTTTTTACTCTTGTTTCAATATCATCACTCTCTGATCCTTCAATACTATCATCTGAGTAAGGAGCACAGGAAGAAGCAGTAGAAAGGGAATCCACATAGTCAAGTGCATAGAGGTCAGTTACCCCTCCTCTACGCTGTTTTGATTGCTGGATTACTCTTGATTTAGTTCTACTAACAGTATTTACTAATTTATTTAGATAATCTGCCATTTCTCCTCCTACTGATTCACAATGATGTCTCTATCACTGTATAGATATTTAGACAGCTCTAGTTGCTGTAAGTGGTTACTTCCTACTTGGTAAAGGTCAGTGATCTTAGTCACAAAGAACCAGTTACTTTCCTTCAATACCTTCTCATAGTACTTAGAACAAGCTGTAAGCTCCCAAACTCCTGCATTAAGGGTAAACAATACCCTATCTCCTGCCTGTACTGTATGCTTCTTCAGAGGCTCTACAGTCATTGTGTAGACTATCTTCCTGCGTGAGTTCTTAAGTCTTCTAATAGCTGTTCTATAGAGCTGTTCTGTGGCTCTAAGCCTATCAGCATCTGTGATCTCTTTATTATCTTCTGCGATTGACTGAGTGTCATTATCAGTAACTGTTCCCCAATAAAGCTCTCCTGCTTCTAGAGCAATACCTTCTTCATCTAGGATAGCAAACTCATCACCAATAATCTCAGGAGCAAACACAGGAAGTTGTGGATAGTCATAAGACCGCTGTGAGTTTACCTTATTACCTGTCTTTATCACAGGGAATCCTTCAAGCATGAACTTAGGATTGTAGAAGATGTCTCTAAGGGTTAATGAACTAGCCCCTGAGTCTGACTTATCTGACATAGCTACAGCAATGTTGATTGTGTCCTCATAGTTCTCAGAAATGTTATCTAAAGACACAAGGTAGTTGTATTCATTGATGAGGACATCTCTCTTAATACCAAAGATACCAAACTCAATCAGGTATGGATCATAGCGATTGACTCTCCAATAGAGGGAAGTAGTCTTCTCACACACTTTGGTAAGGAACTCTAAGAAGGATTCTCTAGAGAACTCATACTCAATCAAGTTCTTTTCAGCATAGTCATCTACATACTTAATCTTGAACTCATTGAGCAGGTCATCCTTGTGCTGTTCATTAGACCAGTAACCCATAGCCTGCTCTACAGCAGATACTACAGATCTAGCTTTCACAGTAACATTAGTAGGAAGGGTTCTCTTACCTAGTCTACCAATTACATGTGAAGTCTGAACAGTTACTGTGCTATTCTGATAGTCACTAGACTTATCTCCTACATAACCTTCATACTTCCAGTCCTCTGTCTGAACTACAATGTGTGTATTACCACTAAGTAGCTTGGAATATTTTAAGGGTAAGGTCAAGGTGATAGCAGGCACTTCCATTAAGGCAAACTGTACTTGAATATCATTAAGGAAGTCATCCTTAGGAATAATTACTGACTTCCTTCCTGAAGCCTCACTATTAATAATATAACCAATCATACTGTTACACTCTCATAATCTATATAAATACAAGCTGTATCACTTTCTACACCACTTACTGACACAGTATTGAGTCCTTTCTTAATGTAAGGTAGCTCAGCACACAGTTTTAGCACAGAAAGTGAAATATCCTGATAGTTGAACTCTAGACATTCCCAAGACTTAGCATACTTAAGCTCACCTTTGTAGTTAGCTGTAAGAACTCCTGAGTATTCTCCTTTAATCTTGAAGTCAATATCATTGATCCTTACAATAAGGTCTTTGAAGTCTCCTTCTAAGGCAATACTCCACTTGTGACTGTCTAGCACTGTAGTAGATAGAAACTCTCCTGTGAGGACTTCATTCACACAAGTGTCACAGATAGCATGCTTATACATACACTGTAAGCCTTTACCATCTTTCTTACACTTAGAGCAGTTATATACTACTCTCCACTTAGAGTTACATTCTTCAAAGAAGTCATTCATAAACTCTACATTGGTCTGTGCTGTACAAAGATCAATCATTCCATCCATCTCACAGCAATCACTCTCACAACACTCACAGTAGTTATTACAGTTAGGTAGACCATTACAGCAGTGTCTTGACTTACCTAAGCAACTAGCCTTCATATCAAGGAAGTCACAGTTGTCATAAGGCTCTAGGAATGTTTTATCGTCATCTGCCTTATACCATACACCATCAGGATTATCAAACTCTACTTTAAACACAAGGTAGTCATCATCTGTGAGTACCCACTGTTTATTGTTCTGAATACTTGTGACATAAGCATTGCACCACACAAGCTGTAGACCTGTTTGTACAGCCCACAGCTTACCTGGTGTCATTAATTGCTCCATGATGAAGTCATAGTGAGCTTGTACATGCTCTTCTGACCAGTCATGTGTCTTGAGTGCTATCTGTAATGAGATTGTGTTAGAGTCCACAAGAGACATCTTACTAGTGTTACCAACATAAGACCCATTAGTAAAAGTGCGTGAGGTTTTATTCTCACGCAAACTAATACTTTCTGTCTGCTCATCAATAGATTTTCTACCAAGGAACACAAGGTCATTAAATTGGATGTAGCGTTTAGGTTGGGTGAAGTTTTCATCACATCTAAACATTAAACATACCTCATCAATCTGTCAATTCCAAACAACCCATTTAGATACTGAGATTTGTTGTCAATATTTTGACTGATCTTAGCATTATTTGTGTTGTATACATTATTAATTATAGTCTGTCCTGAGTTACTTTGCAAGGCTTTATTACCATACTTATTGAGATTATTTAGGAAGTTTAGCCCTAGACTCTCAACAGCTTTCTTTCTCAGTACATACTCACCAGGGGTAAGCATAGTAGGCACAGTGTCGGTTCCTCTTGGAGTCCAATCAACCCCAATGATATCACCATCAGAGTGGTATTCAGGAATGATTCCTCCATTAGATCTGAAACCTCCTAAAACAACACCTGTACCCTTTTTACCTATACCTTTAACTGACTTAGGAGTAGAGTTAAAGATACTAGTAACAGCATTAGCAACACTGTTAGCAAGTGAGCTTAGGGCTTCTTGGATCTTATTACCTTCTTCTGTAATCTTAGAGGTATCAACATCCTTAGGATCATTGCCTTTAACTTTGTCCTTAGCCTCTTTGATCTTTCCTGTGGTCTTGTCAACCTTAGTCTTAAGCTCTTCCACAAGGGCTTGTCCTTCAGGAGTAAGTTTAGATACATCTACAAGGTCAATAGGGATTCCTTTAAGGAGTTCATTAGCTTTTTCTAGCTTGATCTGTCCTTTAGATTTCAACTCACCTACAACATTGTAGAAGTTGTTTGCAGAAAGCTTGAGTGAGCTAAGGTCTTCTTCACTAAGAGCACCTTTATCATCAGCTACCTCTTGGATAGCCTTTTCAATGGTCTCACCATCCTTAAGTACTTTGTCAATTACTTTTTGTCTAAGTTTTTGGTCAATAATACCTATTTTCTCTAGGATAGTATTAAACTCTTTAGTGTCAGTTTTATAAGTAGAGTTGTCAGTCAATCCAGAACCTGTTAGCATCTTAAGCTCTTGAATAAGATCATCAACATTCTTACCTGCAACTTCATTGATTTTCTCTTTTGTAGCTTTTGATGCCTGTTGAAGTTTATACTGAATAATTTTGGAGTCAGCATCATCTAGTGCTTTACCAGCAGTAGAAAGACTAATAAGATCTTCAGTGTTAAAGTTTTCACTTTTCTTGACTATGCCATCTAAAAGATCTTTCCAAACTTTATTCTTAGTACTATCAACTACTTTTCTAAGTTCATCTGTTGCTGTAGCATGGACTTCATCATTACTCTTAGAATTTGCTGTAGCAGACTCCTGAAGTGTTCTAGCCCATCTATAGAGATCTTCCTTGGAAGCATTAATGACCTTTTCCTCACTAGCTCCCATGTCCATTAAGACTTTTTGCACAGCGGAGTCTTGGTCTTCCTTATTACTGAAGTTCCCTCCTTTAAGTGCATAGTCTAATTGCTCTTTGACTTCAGCAATCTTCTTGAATGGAATCTCAGGAATCTTCTGAGTAGCAATTCCAAGAGCATTAAAGGCATCTGTGAAGTTCTTAGAAGAATCTTCTTGTCTCTTGTACTCAGTATCAGATAGGGTCTTGATAACTTCTACAGTACCATCTGTGGTATTCTTAAGCTCAACATATCTTTGACCATACTGTGCATATAAAGCCTGTAATGACTTCATAAGCTCAAGGTCAGTCACACCAAGTTCTTCTTTCCATTGTGCCCAAGTCTTCTCTTGACCACCAATATTGACACTATACTTGTCAACATCTTTAGGAAGGTACTCAGTAGCAAGTCCAAGGTTAGCTCCACCTTTACTTAAGTCTCCACCAAACTTACCTGCATTACCTGACACAAGAGCTAGGGCATTAGAGATATCAGATTGCACAGAAGAGTCATTAGTGACTGACTTGTAGAAGTTTCTCATCAGATCACCATACTGCTTAGCTTCTTGTTTGAGAGCATCAACTTTTGCACTTCTAATAGCCTTATTCTGCTCTTCTTTTTGTTTCTCAGCTTCAGCTTCTAACTTAGCTTGTTCCTTCTTAGCTTGGTTTTCAGCATCATTTGTGAACATACCTTGGATAAGTCCTACAAAACCACCAATACCAGCACCAATAGCTGTACCAATAGGAGTGAACATAGATCCAATCCCAGCACCAGCTAAAGCTCCTGAGGCAGTACTTGTAATCACAGTAGAGGCTTGTTTCATACCTGTAGAAACTTTACTACTTTGTACAGCATTGTTGATACCATCTAAGGCTATTCCACCAAACATAGTACCAAAGGCAAGACCAGCTCCTTTTAGTGATTGACCTAAGTTACCAGCCTTATCAAAACCTGCTCCAATAGCCTGTCTGAATGTTCCACCATTGGCTCTAACATTCTTATAAGCTTGAGCAGAGTCCTTAAACACTTTACTAAGCTTAAGTTGCTCTTTAGTGTTATTTCTAGCTTGTAAGGCTAAACCTGCATAGTAGCTTCCCATTTCAGGGTCATCAGCAAGGAAAGCTCTTTGACTCTTCTTAGAGTAGTACTTATCAGCTCTCTTGTTAAGGAAGCCTGAAATTAAACCACCACCAGTAAGAAGGCTTTGACCTCCTGTAAGTCCACCAGCTACTCCTTGCTTAACCTTTCCTGGAAGAGCAAAGTTGCTTAGTTGACCCAAGCTATTAACAGTTGTACCAATGAATGACACAATGTTAGACACAAGAGAAGTGGCTTTTCCAATAAGTGCCCCAATGATAAGATACTTACCTACATGACCAAGTACTTCAGCAACCTTAGCAAACATCTCTACCATTACAGTAAGAGTGTTTAGGATCTTTTCAAAGCCTTTTTGAAGGTTTCCTCCACCAAAGGACTTGATAACATTCTCAATAGCTGTTACTACAGCTTTAACGAAGTTTGAGAGTGCTTTAAAGAATCTCACACCTGTGTCAGATGTAAGGGCATTTAGGGCACTAGAAGTTATTCTAGCAAGTACAGGAGCTAAGTAATCAAGTAAGTCTTTTACAACATTACCTAAGTTCTTAAGTCCATTTCTGAAGCCATCATTATCAATTCCTTGTCTTGTGAGTTTTACAAAGTTTGAGAAGAAGTCAAACACAGAAGAGATTAACTTGGATGCTACTTCAATTATAGGTGTTTTCTTGACTAGAAAATCTAATGTTTTAACTAGCTCTTCTGCAAAACCTCTAATAGATGTAACTACTGTAGTTGCGTAGGATCTATACTTACCATCACCTGTCAGTGTTTTTAATACATCTGACATACCCTTAAGGAACTCAGCTAGTCCTTTTACAGCACCACTGTCAACAGCAAGGGTTTGTAGATTAGTGATAACCTCAATGGTATTAGTGATAGCATCTAGGATACCCCCACTAATTAATGATCTACCAATATCAATCCAAGAGGTAAGATATTTGATATAAGCATTACCAGCTTCACCTACAAAACGACCAATAGCACTTCCTGACTCATTGAAGAAGTTTATCACAGATTGCATCAATCCTTGGAAGTTCTTCATAACATTTGTATCTAAGTTAGATGCAAAGTCCTTACCAAACTTCTCCATTGATTTAATTAGGTTATCACCAAACATAAGGGTAATAGCTCTTGAGAACTTATTGATATTCTCAATTCCTGTACCAATAGCATTGCCTAGTGATCTTACATAACTTTCAAATTTAGCACTACCTACCAGATCTGTGATGTTCTTAATGAAGTCTCTTGTAGCCACATACACCTTGTTAAGTGCACCTGGTGTAGTATTACCATCTTCATCCACTTTATCAAACACAAGGAGGTTTGAAAGTGTTTCTTTTAAGTTCTCAATAGCTTGCTTAGGAGTAAGGATAGAAGTCACAAGGCTTTGGAACTTAGGACTGTTACCTACTTCCTTAATGACATCTAGGTATTCATCAGCTGTGATACCCTTCTTCTGAGTAGCTTCAATGATAGACTTGTAGCCTTTAGCCTGAGCAAGCTCTAGAAGCCGTTTATTAACTTCAGATGCACCAAGAGCAGAGAATCTTTCTCTTGTGAACTTGAAGTCTTGTTGGTTAAGATAACCATTAGCAAGCATTTGAGCTGTTTGCTCTCCTGCTGTCTTAAGACCCTGTACAGGGTTTTGAGTTTGTGCAATAAGCCCAGCAAAGGCTTTTACAATATCCTCAGAGTCTTTACGGTTATAAGCATAGTAAGTTGATGCTTGGTTGAGCAAGTCAGAAGCATCATACACAGAAGCTTTACCATAATCTCCTAATCTCTTAAGAGACTTGTTTACATCCTTTTCATTAAAGCCTAGAGATGACATGTTGACCCTATAGATCTGCATAGCATCCCCTACTTTTTGTGACTCAGACACCATTCCAGCAACACCTTGTCTCAAGGTAGTAACAGCGGAATTAATGATGCCCTGGAAGCCACTAGTGAGCTTTCCATTGACTAATGATGTAAATGACTTCTGTACATTTAAAAGCTCAGATGAGACTGATCTGAGACCACTGAGCATGGTTTTAGCAGGATTGATAGCTCCTAGCTTAATCATGTTTGATGTCAGACTAGTAAGTGCTCTATCAGCTATAGACATAGCAGATCCTACGTTTTTCCAAGACTCAGCTAAGTTAGTGACCTCTACTGCTTGACTTTTTACCTTGCTACTTCCACCAACACTAGATCCTGATGCTTTGCTCACAAGAGCGTTTACATTATTGATCTGTCTTTGGATATCAGAAGTATCAATATTGAGCTTTAAATTAATAGAGGGCAGGTTATTAGACCTGCCCATCTTCTTAATCATACGTTCAATATCAAGCACAGTCGCTTTCATGTTATTCAATAATTTTGTCTTAGCCTCAATATCGTTAAGACCATTAATTGTAACACTTATAGTACGTACTGACATTAAAACTCTCCTACTTAAGCTACATCCTCAATGTTTCTACGGATTTCATAGAAGTTACCATTTTCATCACGACTTACAGTGAATGTCAATGACAAAGTGATTTCTCCATCTGTACCGAACTCTCTTGAGTTTTCTGTGATAAGGACATTGTTGAATACATAGTATTCTCTGATTCCTCTTGTGTTTTCAACCATTTGAGTAACACGGAAGTGAGTGTTTCTCAAGCGTTTGTCATTAGCTACGATAAGCTCAACATCACGCTCAGCATTGTAAGTCACAAGAAGTTTTTCACCAATGTACATTGGGTTCACAAGAACTGTACCACGACTCAATCCATGATGTGTTTGAGTAAGAGCGATAAACTCATCATCCTCAAGTCCTACACCAGCAGAGATTGGCATTGATGAAAGGTAAGTACAGTCACAGCGGTCAGAAGAGATAATGATTGTATTACAATCTTCATAGTAAAGGTCAGGGATAACAAGTGATCCATATTCTTTACCATCTACTTCAAGTCGTTCTACTGTGAAGCTGTCTGTCACAGGGATACCACTTGTAAGTTTCTTAGACATAGATTGAAGTGGGTTCAACCAGTAGTCATTACAAGAAGTTGTAGTAGCTGTGATTTCTTTAGTGATCTCAATTTGTGATTTGTCATATTGACGTCCAAAACATCTAGCATCTGTAGTAGGTACTGAAATGTTGTGTGTGAATGAAGTCAAACATGAAAGCAACACATTAGAGAATTTACGCAACTCAGCACGATCATTAACGATCATTGGAGATGAAAGACCAATTTGACCATCAAAGTCATCTGTACCTGTGTAAGTAACTTCATAAGAGATTACTACACCGTGGTCAGAAGGTTTCCATCCATTACCTGTTTGAGTCATTGCTTTTGTATCAGCAAGGTCAATAGTACGGAGTACGAATCCAGGTGCATGAGTTTCAAAGTTGTATGTGTACACGTATGAGTTAGCTTGAGCAAGATCTGTAAAGTCTGCTACAGCTACTTTAAGTTGGTAAGTACCAGCTTTAGGAACGTTTACATATACCATGTTGAAACCAAGTGCATAGTCATCAGCATCTGAACGTACTTGGTAGTTTACCTTGATAGCTTTATCTACAGCTTTCACATAAAGTGTACCTGTGTTGAAGCATTTCAATGGTGTACAGTTGAGTTGATCTTCAGGCACATCCTTACGTACATATTGTACTAAAGTACCAGTAGGAATTTGTACTTGTTTGTTAGCTTTCCAGCGAACACAAGGACGGATTTCCTCATTGATAGCGACAATAATTTTATTGTCTTTATCTTGGGTATTGTAACCGTACATAGGATGAGACATATCTACAAAACAGTTAGACATTTATTTCTCCTTTTTCTTGTTATCAGCTTGCACTGAAGGTTTTGGTTTATTAGCTTCTTCAACCATGTGTTCACGGACACGTGCCATTGCTTGAAGCTCAAGACGGCTACCGTGACGGTTTGCAATCTCATTACGAGACATGAAGAACTCATCTACATTTAGTGGTTTTTCCACAGCCATGTTCTCTCTCCTTCTTAACATGTATATATTGATAAGGTAGCAGGGAATGAGAACATTTCAACCTCATCTACAAGCTCATTAGAGAAGTCTAATGGACATCCCACATCAAGCACTTTAGCATTGATAGGTAAGTACCAATTATCCAATGAAGCTACATCCTGAGCGAATGTCTTTCTCTGTATACCTTTAGGGGTTTTAACTTGATGAACCAACATATTTTTTATTTGACAGTGCACTTCTTCTCTATACTCAAGTTTACCCTCAGGAGTGTTCTCAATACATACCCTACCAGTAGGGGGAGACACAGATGAGTAATATACAGAGAATGTAACATAGAATCTAGGAAAGCACTTAGAAGAATTATCACAAGAAACATCTATTGCCAAGAATGGAAACTCAGCTCCTTGGTTAAGTTGGAAGTGCTCAGTAGTTCCTACGTGTTGGTTAAATTGCACATCAAAGTTATCATAACGTTTTCTAGGATCTAGCTCTTCAGGATGGTCAGGTTGAATGAAGTAGTCTAGAACACCAGCTCCATACATTTGAAGCCATTTCTTAATGTTTATGTATATTGCACTATTCATTTCTGTAGCCTCTTAGGAATCTTAACAGCCAATCTACTTTCAGCTCTTTCTCTATATGCAGTCACAGCAGACTTATCGCTCTGAGTTAGAATTGCTGTACCTGATCCCCGTCTACCTGAAGGGTGCTTAGCAGAGTACTGACCTACTCCACCTTTCACAAGTTCTCCTTCCCCTACATTTAGGAAACCTTCCATGAGGAAGTCAAATGGAGGGTAATTAGGATAACCTCTCTCAACATAAACTTTGGTATAGTATCTGACTTTACCTCTCTTAGTAGGAGGGAAGTCATTACGATCACTATACACCTCAAAGCCATCACTGACTTTTCTTATCTTAACTGAGTTTACCATTCTACCTGTTTGCTTAGAAGCAATAGCCTTAGCTTCCAAAGTACCAGTAAGAACAAAGTCGGTAAACTCTTCCACAAACTCAGTACCTTTCCAGTCGTGAATATCAGTCGTGGTCACGAGTAATCACCCCCTGTAACTGTTTGATATAAGGGGCACACTCAAGTACTTTCTGTTCACTCTCACGTGGAGACAGTCTTTCACCTGTCATCTTTATATCCCAGCACCCAGGCATAATCTCATAAGTGCGACATGCTACTACTTTCCAAAACATATAACCAGCATCCTCAGGACATTCCCAATAGTTACACTTGGTTGATATTCTTTGCAGGATGTAGTAACCATGCTTGATATCAAAGTCACAGGAGTGGTGTTGGTTGTGTAGTGAAAAGTAGAAAGTCTCTAGTTGTCTAGATCCTTCAAGAGTGTGGGTTGTAGTCGCATCACTCTCAGAACCCCTAGATGTAGGCATGTGGTCTACACAATATAAATGCTCAACCTCTTCCCACAAGCACTTCATGACCTGCCTAGAGTTCTCATCATAAGTAGGTGTTGCTGTGCCTTGTCTTAACACAAGGATCTCTCTATTAGTTCTAGGTAGTGGCATCTACGACCTCCTAATCAAGATGATCTGAAGGAGGATAACCCTCACCTTCTCCTGGTTCTGTAGGTTGTTCCTCAGTTGGTTTAGGAGGTTCAGTTGGTGTAGGTTCTTCTGAAGGCTTAGGAGCTTCCTCTGTTACAGGAGGCTTTGGAGCTTCTTCTGTAGGTTTTGGCTCTTCAGGAATATGAAACTCAGTCTCTTCTACATTTCTTACATAGGTAGCTTCTGTGTTATCAGGTACTTCAGAGAAAGTATTTCTGATTACACCTTCCTTATCTGTGTATCTTAAGTTAGTTAGATACTTACCTAAGATGTCATCCACAGGATAGGTTTTACCTTGTTCAAAGATATAAAGCCTTCCACTGTAGTAAGTTCTATACACAGTTCTATAAGTTTCTACTCCACTAATTGAGCGACCAGTACCACACTTGGAACAGCCATAAGAGCGTTGCTCTCTAGCATACTCTCCATTGTATCTTACTTGCATTCTTTTCTTCTCCCAATAGCTAAGTACATATTTTCTGTGTAAACTTTCTTACACAGGGATAGTGAACTAAGTGTCTTAAGTGCCCATGTGTTGATAAGCTTAACATAGATTGTATCTAGGCTTGTCTTATCCACAGTCCATTTACGAACAATGTAGTCTACTGATTTTTGCTCTAGAACAGCTCCTACAGCAAGTCTATCCATGTTAGCACACTCATCAAGTGTACCACATTTATTTTGGTAAGCTACAAAGATACTCATGAAGTGACACATAGCTTCAAAGATGCAATCAGGTAGGGTTTTAGAAGTATACCCAGCTTCATAATCAAGAATGATCTTGTATTCAGCTTCACAGGAGCAAGGGTCACAGCATCTACAGCATGGACTCAACTCTTCAGTAACGTTGATAAGAATAGTTCCATCAACAAAAGACCAGTTGTACTTATCAGGAGTAATTTCATACTCCTCACGCTCAAGACCTTTTCTCTTGTGCATATATACCTTAAGGGTCGAAGGATCAAAGCCTTTAAAGTAGTAAGGCTTAATCTCAACCATTGCATCACAACCACAGATATCAAAGTCTTTGACTTCAATCACTTCATGTCTTTTAGCTCTTAAGATAGTATCACATTCACCATCAGTCCAACAGAACAGCCTAGCAAGGACACGGAGAAAGCTCTCCATGTACCGTTGCATAGTTGCTCCATCATCACAGTCAAAACAGCCACACCTATCTTGAAGCTTCTGTGTAATCTTCATTAACTCCAATTCAGGTTGCATATCTTAACTCCTTATTTTGCAGGGATAGTAGCCATAGGGAATGGATTGAGTCCAGTAAGAAGACCTTGAATACGTTCGAATACCACAGCAGGGCAAGTTTGATCCAATGGAATGTTGGCAATCAACAAGTGAGAGATTGGTGAGTTAGTATGTACCAAACCGAAGTTTTCATACTTGTCACAGATCACTTCACATCCTGGTTTAGTAGTATCTTCTGTACGTTGAGTGTAGATAGAAGATTGTGGTACAAACAAGTCATATTGAGTCAAAGCTTCAACTCTAGACAAGTCAATCACGTAAGCTTCACCAGTCATTGTCTTTTCAAGGTCATAAGGCAAGTGGTAAGATACACCGAATGGAATACCACGGAATGAGATAGACTCACCGTTTACTGACCATCCTTGAGGAAGTTTACCATCTTTACCAGGAACGATTTCAGATTTGATTCCACGAAGTGTAAGTGGGTGAACATAGATCTTGTAACGTGCAGATTGGTTGTTCAATACATCTAGGTAGCAAGCTACTTGACGGAAAGCACCAATGATAGATCCTGAAGCATCAATAGGAGTAACCCCTGGGTGAGACATCATTTCAGCCACACCTGCGAATGGACGAAGACCTTGCCCTTGGAAGTTCAACATACCTTGAACGATATGACGTTGAACGATAAAGGCAAATGTGTACCAAGCCATGAATTGTTCAGCTTCTTCATAAGACATACCCAAACGTTGGAAGATGTTGATAAGATCTCCTTGTTTGAAGTGCATTTTGTCTTTCATCAAGCGGTCAAGTCGAGTTTCACAGTCTTTAAAACATAGGTAACGTACAGGAGTAGCATCACCAGTTGCTTGCATAGTGAATTTCTCAGTGAAACAGCAGGCATCTGAAGTATCATTGGCAAAGTCAGGAGCTTTAGTACCCCAAGTGATACCTTCCACGATCCAGTCACCATTTTTAGCTTGACGCAAAGCTCCAAAAGATGATTGTTCAAAACGTTTAAGGATATCGTTTACCAACTCATCATCCATGCCTACTTCACGAAGTGAAGGTTGAGCTTTAGACCAGTCACGTGAGATACCAAAAGGAATCTTACCATCTTCATTAGTGAAGTTCTCTTTGTTAGCTAGTTGAGCTTTTGTACGCTCATACAAGTTATCAATAGCTTCACCAAGCAAAATATCAAAATTTACTTTAGTCAATTTATTGTCCTCCAAAACGAACTCGTCCAAAACGGTTCTTAGGTTGTTCTTCTTCAACTACTTTAGAAGCTTTCTCAACCACAGGGTTTGCTTTTTCAAGCAATACTGCTAGTTTAGAAAGTTGTCCTTCTACAGCATCTTCATTGGCTTTCTTTTCTGCAATGATAGCATCCTTAGAAGCAATCTCAGCTTTAAGAGCTTCATTTTCAGCAGTCAATTTCTCAATAGCTTCAATAGCTTGTGCCAATGCTTGAGACTCTTCTGATTTAGCCTCTTCTTCTTTAGGCTCTTCAGTAGCTTCCTCTACCTTTTCTTCAGCTTCTTCAGCTTTAGGCTCTTCTTCAACCACAGGAGCTTTTTCAAGGACTTCATCCTCTTTAACTTCCTCAGGTTCTACTTGAGCAGAAAGGTGAGCAAGTACTTTTTCAAGAATTTCTTTATTCTTCAAGTGTTCTTCCTCATTTCTTACTAGTAAGGATGGATCATATCCACCACTCTTAGCATTACCAGGATTCCCCACAAAGGAGAAACCAGTAATTTCTACCTTATCTGTGATAGGTACATCAATATCACCGCCATGTTCCACATTATAAGCAATGAGTTTTGCATATTCTTCAATATCATCATCCCCAATATCTTTGTGATACCACAGGAACTCAGATGAGATTGCAAAAGGCTCATCTTGAAGGATAATATCCTTAACATTGCTTAGTTGTGTATTGACATGAGGTTTAACCAGTAGATCATATCTACCATTGTCATCCTGAACCAATTTAAGGTCATTCTTTCTGAAATAACCTTCTCTAACAGGATAACTATTTAGATCTCTGTGACCAGTTGAGACATAACCTTCAAAGGTTTCATCAATGCTATCATACCAGTTCTTGAGTGTACCCTTACACAAGTAAAGTCTAATAGTACCATCCTGATAGAGCACAGAACCTTCAGATAACAAGGTCATGTAACCTTCACTGTTTTCAACCTTATTCACAGATAGGCACTCTTTTTCAGTGCTTTCTTGAGATAAGTTCAAGATGTTATCAAGACTATCTTTTCTTTCAAGGTAGTCATTGATCTCATTCATGATCTTTCCTGCAATCTGTGTCTTGATGTGCATTATTCAATAACCTCAAACAAATTATATTTAAGTTTTCTTACTTTCTTACCACCACATGAGGCACAGTAGGCATACTCATACTCAACATTGTCTTGTTTGAGTCCTGCCTCAGTCTCAGGTGAATAAGGTAGCTGTTCTGTTTGCTCCTTTAGACTAGCCAAGAGAACTTCATCAGTAGTTTCATACCAACCCTCGCTCTCTTGGTTGTCACCAGGATAAAATTCAAAGAACTTTCGTGAGTTTTGGATAATACCTTTATCATTCAAGAAACTTACTCTAGCAACTAGGTCACGCTTCAGGAATCTTGATACTCTAAATTTACTCACTACTTATCTACCTTCTTCTTTGTTTGTTTATTAGGCTTTTCAGCCTCCACAGCTTTAACAGTTGTGCCTTCAGTGATAGAAGAAATAACTTCAGACTCTCTACCAAATTGTCTTGCACGTACTTCACGCAAGTACTCTTGATAGGTTTGTCCTACAGTTTTTACTTCTGTCATTATTTATCTCCTGCATAAGTGATAGGGAAGCCATAACAGTCAAATTCAGTGTCTTTAAGTGGAACTTCTACAAGTTCATAATTAAATTCATACTTATCACCACAGCAATAAGTGAATGACTTGAACTTGTTCTCATCAACATCATAGTATTGAATCTGTTCATGCCCTACAACTACTCGTCTTACTTGAGCTAAGATTGTTTCAGCAAGAGGTGACTTGAAAGTTTTAGTTTCCCCTGCAACTTCAATCTTGAGGTTCATTTTAGGAACTTTAATAGTAGCCATTAAACGTGCTCCTTCCTTGCATAATTATATTCACATTATAACAAAAAGAGGTAGGGAGTCAACCCTACCACAACTAAATTAAAACTTGATGGTATCAATAACCTTAGCTGTACCATGCTCTAGCTTGTAATGGTTAATCAGATCCATGATAGCTTCCATCTCAAATGGATCAAAAGTAGCATCAAAGTCATTGATGAACTCATCTTCCTTGATATGGACAGTTCCACGGACTTCAGGCTTACCACCTTTACCTTTACCAATTACAAACCCTACAATGTAGTTTGCATAGATGTGACCTGTAGATTGCTCCATAAGTGCACGTTGGTCAACCACAAAGGTGTATACCTTTTCAGTCTTACCATCACCTAAATCTTGGTCAACTACTTTCACACGGTTGTCAAAGGCAATTTCAACATTCACAGCGTATGATGTACGTGGAGTACGAAGCATATTACCTGATGCCCCAATAGTAGGGATCTTTTGTGCTACGTTCTCTGTACCACCATTGATAAGAACCTCAGCATCAAGGTCAGTCAAGTCTGCATATTTACGTAGTGTGTACACAGGTTTTCCATTGCGTACATACTCAGGCATAATTTCTTTACGCTTAGTATCTAAGAATCCAAGTACATCACCAAGTACTTCAGTCATTTAATCTTCCTCCATGCCTGTACATATCCTTCAAGGAGTTTGTACTAGGCTTATCTTTGGCTTCAATAGCCTTCTGTTGCTTTTCAGGTGTTAGGAGTTCATACTCATAAGGTTCAGGAACTCCCCAATCAGTAACATACTTACCTTTTGCTTCTTCATCAAGATTAAGATAGTCATTATAGCCCTTAAAGGCATTATTATTGACCATCTTAGCATAATACACAGTAACATCAGGGTAGTACATCTGATCTGCTACATAGTGGTAGTCCATCCTGTACTCTTTAACCACAGCAAGGACTTTTTCCTCTATGTCATCAAGGTTAATAGCTACCATGTCCTCATAGGCTAGTCCACGGTAGTCATCTTTCTCTTTTATCTTTCCATTAACCCAAGCCCAATTATATCGAATTAGATAACTAACCAGCTTGAAAAAAGGATGGATTGTTATTGATGATCTTTGTGCAAGTCTCAATCAATGAAGTGTCAGTGATGTATTGCATCAAGTGATCAGGAATACCAAGAACAGTACCTACAAGCTTCTCACAGGCATCAATCACATCATCATCAAAGACTTCATAGACTTTAAGTAGATCATCTACAGTGTAGATCTCTGAGTCTCCATCTTCATTGAATTTTGTAAATGCCATAGTGATTACTGAAGCATAGTTACGTACCTTACGTGCAATACGAGCTGTAATGAACTTCTGATCAGCATTTACAAATTGTTTATATGCTGTACCATCCATTACACGTTCAGCAGTTGCAGGTGTAGCACTTGTCACAGGAAGCCATAACTCCACTGTGTAGTTCTTAGGATCAATAGATTGAACCTTAGAAGGGTCTCCATTCACAACACTTGTGGTAGGTGTTTCAATAGCCACAGGTGCATCTGATTTAGTTGCATCAATGACTTTCTCCTGCATTTTAGCAAGCTCTTCAATAGACATAATCTTGTCTGACATTATATACTCCTTACACAATTAGGTTTTTAGCTAAGTAAGCCTCAGCCATCTTTTCATCAATACCTTTAAGTCTATCATAAACATCAAGAATGTAAAGGTCATTATTGTAGTTGTAGCTGTTAGTGAACTCATAGCTATCAAACTTAATATGCTCTTTTAATCCAGTAGCATGTTGAAGCAAGTGAACAATCTGACCAAGGAAGTGATCTCGCATTGGAATGATTGTGTTCTTCATAGCATTGTCAATGATACTGTAAGTACCAATGTTTGATACTGTCTTATTCAAGTCAAACAGTCTAGCTGGAACTCCAAACATCTGACAGATAATAGCTGGAACATACTGTGAAAGGTAGTCCAGGAAGTCAGTTGCTTTAGTATCACGCTCAAGCTGTTCTAGGTTTTGGAAGTTACCTGAATACACAATGGCGTCATTGAACTCAGTCTCAGAAAGCTTCTCAGCAAATGCATTCATGTCCTCAACAATCTTCTGAGTACGTTCTGCCTTAGCAGTTCTACCCATGTCAAGTAGCTCTCCACTAGAGAAAGCAGAACCTTGCTCTACACTTTCCTCAATCTGCTCTTCCAATGTATCTTTAGCTTGTAAAGCAATAGTACCAATACCATTTCTTGAGATATCATAGTTCATACGGTTAAGGATATTAAGAATAAGCTCAACACGTTTTCTATCCTTAAGCAATGGACTCATACAGAATACCTGTGATGTATCTAATCTGACACAAGCGAACTCATCACTAGTCACTACCATTACATCATTTTTGTACTTTTCAGGGTCTTTAAGGATTTCTTTGATGTCATCCTCTGAGTAGTCAGTTGCTACTCTAGGGTTTCCTGTTTTCTGTACATAAGGAGTTCTGTAGTAGTCACCTTTCTTGATAAGGTAAGTCAAGTTTTGTCTTAGTACAGGCATCTTAGGGTAATCAATGACACAAGCGAGGATATCCTTAGGGTGAATCCCTACAAGACCCTCTTTTGTGGCAAGAATACCATAGTAACCATATTTTCTATATCCTTTAGCTACCTGCTTGAGTACATCATAGTTTCTTTGACCATTAAAGTTATGACCATAGAGGTATTTTCTAAGATCCTCATCTTTTTCAAAGCTATTTGTAGTCAGGTAGTTGGTGAACATATAGTTCACAATGTTATCTAGGATGTAATCAACATCAGGAAGGTCAAGAGCTAGTTTCTCAATTTCTTCTAGATTTTCATTGATAGATGTTCCTCTAAATCCTGTACTTGAATAGATCAGTCTGTCCTTGTAGTCAGCAAGGAAGTGCCTATCCATTGCACATTGACCACCACAGTCATCTTTCTTACACTTTCCACAAGTCATTATGACCCTCCTAAGTAATAAAGCTCAGCCACATGGAGAGAAAGCAATACACTATCCAGTTCGTCAGGAGACTGTCTGAGTAGCTTCTTAATCTCTGCCTTAGGTCTGATTTTAACTTTTCTGTCCTCAGGTCTTTGAACCTCTGACACAAATGACATCTGCCTTGAAATAGCATCCCACACTTTTCTCACAAATGAAACCCTTTGTGCTTCCATCATACCTCTCAACATGAGGTGCATTTCAGCCCTTCTGTTGAAAGCATATTCAGCACTAGGATCTTTACCAATAATCTTGATCTCAGTAGGTTTACCACCAAAGTTTATGTCATACACAGGGCATTTAAGCTGTCCTGACAACCTTCTCATCTTGAGAGGCTGTACAATGTGTGCTCCACCACCAGCATCTATGCCGATAGCTTTCACATTGAGTTGATTGGCAATGGTCACAATCTTATTGACAATTTCAATAGCTGTGACACCATCAATCCACTCTTGAGGCTTAATGTCCATTGTATCAATAGCTGTGAAGTGATTAGACTTGTCCACAGAAGAGATAGTAACCTGAATAGAGTCCGCACCTTTATAGGCACTATCCACTCCAAGGAAGAACTCCAAGCCTTCTGTTTTCATGTCAAAATCATCAAGAATATCAGGTGAGGCATCAAAGAATGAAGATCTCTCAGTAGGGAACTCACACAGGAGGTTTTCTCGAATAGAATCCTCTGTGATTGTGAACTGAGATCTCATCAGCTCATCTTTGGTATACCTGATGCTTCCCTCCTCCATTGCTGTAACCACATCCAGCCACATAACAAATTCATCATCAGCAAGGTCTTCATTGGTCATGAAGTCATAAAAGCTATTCAATGACCGTGGGTTTGAGATTAGGTACATAATCAACTTACGACCATCATCTGACTCAAATTCTCTACGACCCATGTGACCAAGGGCAATAGGTGAGATGTCAGAAGCCTCATCCCCAAACATGTTTCCTCCACGACCAATAACATGGATTTTAGATGGATCGGTATAGTTACTACCTGCGGATAGACCCTCTAACTTACCACCATTTCTGAATGTGAACCCTTCACTAGAGAATGATGATAAACCACGCTTCAGTCGCTTATCCACTGAAGTGACATCCTTTTCATCAAAGGACAACATAGCCTTCACATCAGGGTGAGCGTTCACTAGGATTTCCCTAGCATGCTGGATGATAATTCCTGAATACTCTTGTGTTGATCCTACAGCATAGCAGTTCTCACCTTCATAGGCAAAATGGTTTGACATAATGCCACAGAGGAAGGACTTACCATACCGAGGAGTAGCCACACAGTATCCTGTTTTGAAGTCTCCACTAAGGAACGCTCCAAATTGCACAGCTTGAGACCACCATAGCTCTAAGTTAAACTCAGATAATGCTGTGGTGAACCCAAGCTTGTAATATTCTAATTCTTTTTCTAAACCAAACCTCTCACGAATGGTGTTTCGCTTAAAGTGTTTTGGTATTTTTCCCTTCACAGCATCTTTCAGTTGATCCTGTGGAGTTACTTGATCCAAAAGGATTGATAACTTCTCCTTGTTGGATAAAACCTTACGCTTTTGAGTAAGTAACCCAACATCTGCATCTTGGATGTGCATAAACAGTATCTCCTCCTGTGTAATCAAGACTTTCTGAGATCTGAACTGAAGGAGCTACAGCCTGGAAGCTTTCATCCACAGGAATGGTCAAACCATCCATAGCCTTACAGATAGGGCATGTTCGCTTATCACCTACAGCGTTCCATGTTTTCATGAGCTGTTCACCTGTGATGTCTCCAAAGAGTTTAGCACTTTGCACAGAAGCTTTCTCAATTCCCATCTGTGTCTCACTTAAAGCAAGACGGTCAATGTTAGACCAATAGGACTGGAAGATATCTTCCTTGCTCTGAGTGTCCTTTTTTTCATTCACAAGCTTCTTAAGGTCTTTTACATGACCATCAAGAATCTCTCTCAGTCTTCCACGATTACTTCTCACAAAAGAAGAAGTATCAACACCATTTCTCAGGTTTATTAGATCCTGTGGATAGATATTGTACCCTAAGGCATCCAAGATGTAATCAATCTCATCTAGGAATGTCGAAGAGTACATATCCACAAGGTAGTCAATGACAGCATCTTCAGCAGTCAAATAATCACCATCATAGATCACTGAGGATGCAAATGTCTCTAATAAAACCAAAAGATCAGGATAATAGCTATCAAAAACATTATTTCTAGGGTTCTTCTTAGTCATTCATATCTCCAAACAACTCATCAAGCTTAGCTTTAGTGTAGTTCTTAAGCTCCTCAACACCATCCTTGGTATCGTGGTTGACATTGACAGTAGTTTGAGTTGCTTTACCCTCAATACGGTCAGCCCACTCCTTACGCTCATAGTTATCTTCAAAACTAGCCATAATTTGAAGCATAGCATTTTTAGCCACAGGAGTTGCAGGAGGAATTGAGTTATAAACCTCAAAACCAATCTTACTCACAAGAACTTCATCTACGTCTACTAGCCCCCAACGCATTTGATAAAGCTTCAGTGAGTCCTCATCCAAAAGACTGAGTTCTCGCATTGTTTCAGAGTAAAGTTTACCAGTTCTAGCCATACTAGCAAACCTCCAAAATTTGATATACATCCTATAGGGCTTGAACCTATAACCGCACGCTTAGAAGGCGTGTGCTCTATCCAGTTGAGCTAAGGATGCTAAATGGGCAACATGAGAACAAGTCACCCTACACGTGCTAAGCCCCTGACAGGATTTGAACCTGCGAAGCTCATTAACTTAATAAAGTGTGTAGAGGGATTTGAACCCTCGAATGGTAGTTTTGCAGACTACAGTGTTAAACCACTTCACCATACACACGATTTTTAATTGTGCTTCTAGAACAACCGAGTTCTTCAGCCAAAGAATTATAACTTCTTCCAAGCCTTACTTGTGATTTTATGTAATCAATATCCAAGTCTAATTTGTTTGTAGGTATTCTACCATAAACTTTAGTATTTGGGTTATTACAGTTAGCTTGGTTAGTAACTCTTCTAAGATTTTCAGGTGTATTGTTTTTCTTGTTACCGTCTATGTGGTCTATAACTAAACCATCTTTTGTATCAAAGCTAGATTTGTAACAATAATAAACTAAGTGGTGTGCAGAGTATTGTTTAACTTTACCCTTTATGCTAAGCCTATACATTATGTAACCATCAGAATTAACATAATATTTAAGCTTTCTCAGTTTACCAAATTTTTTACTAAAAACATCACCTGTCTTAGTAACAAAGTAATCATCTATAAATTTCTTCATAGTTTTCCTCTTTCAATTATTAAGTTAATGAGTGCCTTAACCTCTTGGCTACAAGGGCAGAGGGAGGTGAGAGGGAAAAATACCAACAAAAACCTCTCACCATTCACCGTGAAACAAACACCGCTCACAATGAGCAATCTATCCTAGCACACAGAAAGGAATAGGTGTGCCTGATAATTAGTATATCAGATTAGGGTTTCCTTGTCAACCCTTTTTGGAAATAAATTCCTAAAAGTATTGCTTCTGCATCATCATCACATTCAACTTCATAACCAAGCTCTCCACAAAGCTCGATAGCCTTAGCTTTTGCATCAGCTCTTTTACCGTTTAGCTTAAATTCTTTTCTCCACACAGTTGGGAATACAAACTTAACCTCTTGATCTTTTAGCTCTCTTAAAACCATACCTTGCACATGTGCTAATTTCACAAGAGTTGCCTGATTGCTTAAAATTTTTAGCTCTTCAATTCCCACAAGATCAAACTTGCCATATTTCTCACATAGTAGTCTCACAAACTCAGCCATGTAGTTGCCTCTCACAAGGAGGTCTTTGTCTGTGCTTTTAATCACACCATAATCAATTAATTTTTCATCTTCAAAAACTGCATATCCTGAACTTTTTGTGCTTAGATCTAAACTTAAGATTTTCATGCTAATAATTTTAGCACAAGAGTGAAAATCTGTCAACAACCCTTTTGTGTTTTATCTGTACATAAATGATTCACATATATAATTAACTTACTTAACCTTAATACTTAATGATTAATACTTAAGTACTTAACTACTAAGTAACTAAGTAGTATAGCTAGTAAGTTAAATTATATATATAAATCATTAATGCTTAGATTAATATCTTAGTAACTACTTAACTACTAACTTAGTAACCTAGTAACTTAGTAACTAAGTAGTTAAGTAATAAATTATATATATAAATCATTTATGCTCAGATAGATATTTTAGGAAAACTTTATTATTTTACCTATTGACTATAATCAACTAAAGTGCTAAAATTATTTTCAACTAGCCAAAGGAGTATATAAATGTATAGTAAAATTTTTAACCTCTACTTCAGTAAAGATAGACATCCAGGAAACAACATCATCTCAGAAGAATACTTTCAAGCTTCTGTGGAATTGGAAGGAAAGAGAGTAGCCAATGGAAGCCTTAAGCAGAATGTTAAAGACCTTGTGAAATTGCACTATGGTGATGATATCACAGAGATAAAATACTCTAGAAGCCCTCTTAGAGACTACTATCACCTGTGCACAGAAGAGTTAAGTCACAGTGAGCTAGGGAAGCTTTACTTTAACCTAATGAGCATGACTTATAAAGGCATGGAATTGGTTGATCTTGTGTATAAAGAAAATGGAGCACAAGCAGTAGCCAACTTCCTCTATAGTGCTAAATATAACTATTTCCACAAGGTAAGCATTGAGGATTATGAATATTACAATCCTATTCCTTTTAGATTCTTCCTTAGCTTAGATCACAAGAAGTTTATGCCTAGAACATCACAGGAGATGCTTTTCTTCAAGAAAGTAATCAGTCCTAGAGCTTATGGTAAGTTTGTAGCCTTAAGCACAAAGAGGATGGATAGATACAGAGATAGATATTCACGCTACCTTAACCGCTACTTTACCACAGAGGACTTCACAGCCAAGTTTAGATTCAATGCTAACTTCACAAAGATGGTCACAAGAAAGATTATCATGAAAGATAAGCTTCAGACCTTAGATGAATGGTTAAGCCTCTACAACCTTACTCCTATTGAGTATTATTCATGCTTTAGCATCAAGTCTGACACAGTAACACCTCGTATGGAATTAATCTGTAGCAAGGCAGGAATGGACACAAGAAGATTTATCTTTAACTCCTTAATCCTTAGCCTTGAGAAGCATATAGCCAATCCTTTCTATGGTGAGAAAGGTCATGCTAATCCTGAGAGGTCACTGGCAATTCAATCGAGTAAATTTTTAAAGGAAACTGAAGGAACTCCTTCTTTCTAATCTACCTGGGTAACATTTAAGTTACCCTTTTTATTTTACTTAGGTAACTAATCAATAAAGCTTAATCAACCCTATTTTAACCTTAAAAATTTATGCTGATATTTTTAAGAAGGTAATTTTCAACCTTCTTTTGTAATAATGAAAGAGGGTTGGTTATGGAGGAATGTAACCTTATTTTAACTTAATAGAGGAAGAGTGTAGACCTTTGGGAGAGTAAGTAAGTAACCCTATTTTTAACTGTATTTTTGTATTGGTGAATAGAGAAGCATGTAAACCATTGAGGCTCTAAGTACTAGAGGATTTTAAACCTTAATTTTACATGGAAATTTATGTTGGTCAATAGGGAAATCAAGCCCTCCTCCCTGCCTCCTCATTTTTTAATCGACCTAACATTTCTCCATTTTTAACAACCTCCTTTCAACCCCTTTCTTTCCTTTCCTTGCTAGCTTTTAGAAAAAATTAACATAGCTTAACAAAAAAATTAACATAGCTTAATTACTTTCTTAACCCTCCTTAACTATCCTATCCTAACTGTACTATCTACCCTCTCATTCATCCATACAAAAAAGCAACCAATAAATGATTGCCTTAATCTCTCCATCTCTTACCTATAGCCCACTCACTGAATATCACTACCTTATCACCCTCTAGTTGATGGATAGCTTCCTTGATATGTCTACTGTACATAGGAGCATTATCAATAATAACTTGATAGCTATTACCTCCTGTGATTAGTATAAGGTCTTCTTCATCTACCATATGAGAGTAGAGTACAGAAGTCCTCTTCTTTCTACCTTCCTTATAGGTGAGCTTGTTTCCTTCAATCCTGATAGATTGGTTGAAGCTATTGCTTATTTCAATAATCTTTACCATTATTATCATTCTCCTTAATGAATCTTTCTTTTCCTATATTATATCAAAAAGGGGTTTACTTTACAAGCATTATCTTTCTTTCTTTTCTTCTTTCTTTCTTCCTCTTTCTTGCTTACTCACTTTCTAATTATGAATAGATAAAATTAAAAATATAATCATTAAAAAGCTAAAAAATTTTAAAATAAATTAAAAATTTTGTTAAAAAAGGGTTGACTTTTATTTCATTACCTGATATAATAGTTACATAAGGTTGAGAGAGATACAACCTAGGAGCTATCAAGATTCAAGTTACTACCTTCTTAGGATAAGGAGCATAGGACTTGTGAGACAAGCCAAAAATTGAGCAAAGCTCAATTATCTCACTATTAAAATCAAGGAGGTAGTCAAAATGGACTACAAATTCAATTACAACAATGCTGAACTTTACATCAGTAAATATAATACTTATGGATCAAGATTCTTCCTACTTGTGGATATTGAAAATAATACAATGTTTACAGGATGGACGGCTTCAACCGTAGCTACTCCACGCTGGGCAAACTACTTTGTACTAGAAAATACTACACAAAAAGAAGTTAAGCGGGTTTATGAACACAAGAAAGCCCTTGGTTATGTTGAGCTTAATTCAGATGAATTTCAGGAGGCTCTTAAAAATGGGAGAGTATAAAAAGCTTACATTCTTAAATGTTTCAATTTCTAAGGAGAAAGTAACAGTCTTTACTGAAAAAGAGACTTTACTTTCTACTAACAATAACATTAATGCTTATTTGAAGCTCTATGAGGCTCTAGAAGGTCAGGAAGCAGATATCTATATCCTAGATCATTGGGGTAAGAAAATAGGCTCTTCTGTGGATAAAAACAGCTTTATGGGTATCCTGAGAAGATGGTTTGAAAACTAGCCTAAAATCGCCTTGGTAACTTGGAAACAACGGTTACACTTTAATTTAAAACTTAAAATCTAGGAGAAAATAAAAATGTCTAAAACACTACAAAATATCATTGAAAAAGCAGTATCTAAAGGATATGCAAACAAAAATGCTCGCATGTGGTTAGGTTATGGCTATGGAGAGCTTGAAAGTCAATGGCAAGCACGTTACAACAAAGAAACAGATACTTTTGAGCTTGACCACTGGGGAACTAACATTGTTATTTTAGAACAATTCAGTACTTTCCCACTAGTAGCCCACATTTATGGACAAAGTAAATCAGATCGTGATGCACTTGTTCAATTATTTAACTATTGTGGAAGAAATGACTTCCATGTAAGTTATCGTCCATCAAAAGATGAATTTTATGTAAAAGCCCAATTTGTAGGCAAGAAAACATTAGAAGATTATATCATTTAAGGAGAAAAACAATGAAAAAAGCACTATTTACTATTCTACTCGCTTGTGTGTTAGGTTTAAATATCTACACACTTGCAAAAGTAACCACTTTTACACAAAAAGAGCAAGAAAAGCAGGAGTTTGTACAAAACTACACTCTTAAGGACAAGCAGATTCTAGACTCTTATATTGAAAATGGGGATCACAAGCTTGTTATTTGGTCAGAAGCTAAAAAGAGCAAGTTAGTTGTTACAGTAGCCGAAAATGTTTGGAAGTTATCTATAATTGGGAAGGTATATCATGGAAAGATTTAACAGGATTTTACTGAATATACTCTATATAGGAATTTTCTTCAGTTCAATCTCTATCATGTTCATTTTCAAGGCTGGGAATGATCTATCTAATATTTATGATAGATTAGAGAAAGAAAAACAAGAAACTATAGTGAAAAACCCTAATCCTTCAGACTGTGAAATTGTAGGGAAAACTGATGACGGAGAATACTTACAATTCATTTTGTGGGATTCTCAAACACAAAAAGAACACAAAATACACGTACACCCTAGTGATTATGACCTTTATAAAATAGGTGATATTTACTACTCAGACAAAGATACAATAAATTAAAATCATTGGAGAAATTAAAATGTTAAGACTAATTATTTACAAGAAAAAAGTTTGTGTTTACCTTGTGGGAGGTACTAAAGAAGCTATTATCACTTTTGGGAAAGATGATAGTATATTTCAAATGTGCGGTTATTTAAGTTACCACCTTAATAAAAACTTTTGGAATGGTTACAAAGGTATTTTCCATAAGGGGAAATTTTATGAAGCAAGTGACGCAATGGAAACAGCAATAATTATTAAAAAAATCTTAATGGAGAAATAAAAAATGAAAAACACTAAAAAACGCAAACTAAACACTAAAAAACTATTTATTTACTACTCAAATGTCTTTGTAATCTTTTCTATTGCATTACATCCTGTGCTAGACTACTCTTTTCGCTTGTTCCTTCTCTTCTACTGTGCTGTATATGTTCTATGGACTTTTGTAGATATCACAAGTGAGGCTCACAAGCTATGATCCAGGAAACAGTAGATATGGTTGTAAGGTTCATTGAGCAAAATAACTACTTTCACACTCCTTATCTTGACTTTCTAGGGGTTTATACCCTTGGGGAGTCATGGGATTGGTTAGAGAAAGGTGACAAGGTTATTTTAATAAAAGCTTATCAAAATAATCATGATTATTTTATTTTGAACAAGCTAGGAGGAGAAGTAAGGCTGAAATACATTAATGCAGGTACTTTCCAGCCTCTTCTTATTCCTGAGAACTTAAAATTCTATCTAGGAGGTTTAGATGATTAACTTAACAGGTCACAATATAAATATCTGTGATCATAAGGGTAACGTTTACAAGATTATCCCAAAAAGTAAGCTTACCTTAAGAGCATATACAAGCTACAAAACAATTAAAGAACTTGAGGGAGTACCTATTGATATTATTGATTATACTATCACAGACCCCTTACCTGTGATTAAAAGCTTAATAGAAAATAATCAATATATTATAGTGAGTAAAATCACTGCTGAAGCACTAAAGAAAAAAGGTATCACTAAAGGGGTACTTATCACAGGAAGAAAATTCTATTTAGATAATGCCCTAATAGGAGTAAGGGGGTTAAGTCTATATGAATAAAGTTAAAATCAAGGGAAGTTATTCAGAAACGCTGAAATACTTACAGGAAAATCTAGATCCTGAGGAGTTGAAAGGTTATAAATACCTTAAACCTTTACAGGAGATACAAAAAAGAGCATTAAAAGAGTCACTAGGAAAGCCTTATATAGATCCTATTTGTGACTTTATAATTAAAACTAGATTAGTTGGTAAAGTTAAGGATAAAGGTATTATAGATGCTTTAACTTACTCTTATATGGAAGTTAGTAGGTTTATTGAGGATCATTACACAAATGAAATATTAAATGCCTATGGAAAAGAGGTTATTTATCCTAATCTTGTGCATTTTAGCCCTATAGAGGATATTAAAGCACAGCTGTTAGAATATAAGAGAGGTGAGGCTGAAGATAAAGCACATCATTTATTTAGAAACCGTTCCTTGAATGATAGATATGAAAATATCACGTTTAAGGTGCTTTTAGAGAGCTACTACAGCGGTTTTGAGTATGAGGAAGGGAATAATACCCCCAGCCTTAAAAAACAGCTTACAAGCCAAAATATAGCCTTTAAAGAGGATCATTTGAAGATCTGGGGAGAAGTGAAAGCATGGTTTGATAACTACCTAACAGGTAAGCCTAATTTTCATAGGGGTTATCACTACAGAACCTTAATTTATGATTATTTTGATGATAAAATTGAAGATATTTCTAAAAAGTGGGCTTTCTGTGGTTCTTGTCATGCTGAAAGGAAAACAGGAAGTGATACTCCTAAAATTTTAGATGCTGTAGGTTATAAAATGCTGAAATTTTACTGTTTAGATGAAGAATATAACCTAATACCTTCCACACGTATTTATTACTATCAGGAAGGTGAAGATATAGCCTTTTCAGGAACATACACAAATTTTGGAAGTGGAGAGATGGCTAAAAGTGCTTATTCTTTCACAATAGCAATGATGTGTTTTGTCTTTTACTTAAAATTTGAGGATTTTAAAGAAATTGAGGGAATGAGTATAAACACAGGAGAGCTAGAAGATGTAGGAATACGTTTCTATGCCAATACATCACAGGATAGTAAATACAAGAAATTTGGTACAGCTGATATCCTTTCAGGTCTTCACTTGGATGCTGATGATGCTTATCATATCCTGAATAGTAAGTAAAAAGAAAAAGACCTCCTAAGAATTGAAAGGAAGTCTTTCTCTAATACACTGAATAGGATACACAGGAGATCGAAAGATCAACATGTATCAAAATAGTCCTTTGTTAAGAACTATAATACATTATACCACAAGTTGTGAAATTGTCAACAGGATAAACCTAAAATTTACAAATTTGTTGTATTTAATTGAAATTCTTTATCTGAGCATAGATGGGTTTTACTAACCTTATTTTATCTGAGCATTAATGATTTATATATATAATTATACTTTATATATATATAATATATAGTTACTTAACTACTAAGTATATAACTACTAAGAAACTAGAAAAATAAATTTAAAAATTTTAAAGAAAAGTGTTGATTTTTTTAAATCATTGTGCTAAAATAGGGTTATACACTAATGAGGATGCCAAAAGCAACAGGAGATAAATAAATAAAATGAAAGTGAGACATTATTAATGTATATTAAAATTCCTATAAACCTTTTGCATGATAACCCTTTCAACTCAATCAATGAATGCATCTTTTATGCCTTCTGTGCTAGTCACACAGAGGATGAAACAATGACATTCAATTACAGTACTGAGACATTGCAAGAGGTTTTTCCTGTGTCTTCATCACAGCTTACTAGATATCTAACTAATCTAGTAGATCTAGGACTTGCTGAGAATAAAAGTTACCTTTTAAGCTATGAAGGAGCTAAGTTTGCAGGAAAAAGAAACTACAAAATAAATACTAGCCTTTACTATGATAGTTTCACTTATGATGAAAATGGAAAGGTTAAAGATTATCTAAACCTTAACCTTGGATGGGTTATGCTTTACGGAATGAGCTTAAAGACAGCCCTAGTGCTTGCTTTTCTGTGGACAAGCTACATCTATCTAGATATGCCTAAGCAACAGTATTTGAACACACAAAATGTGATGGAGATGACAAGTATTAAGGATCGTAGAACTGTGTATAAAGCCCTTGACCAGCTCACTGTGCTAGGGTTTATCACAGAGAAAGATTCAGATGAAAGATACTTTAGATTGATTGAGGTTAATAAGGATAAATGCTTGTGTAATTCTGTACATGATCTTGATGATTCTATCTACAAAGTTAATTTTAAACTTTTAGAAATTGTAAAAGGAAAGTCTAAAAGATTTGTTAAATCAGTAATAAGTTACCTAGATGAAGCCTCCTCAAGATTGGGTGATGTTTATTGGGATGCTTATAATGCTATGTTAGGTTACATGCCTGAAAGGTTTAAATTCAAACCTGTGATAAATTGGAGGTTACTTGAGTAAATGAGCAAAGAATTTTTAGATCTTCTGAGAAGAAACTTTACAGAAGATGACCTGATTCCTTTTGCTGTAAATAAAACATTTTACAATCAAAAGCATCCTGAGAATGTGTTTGCTAGAGATTTTGAGCAATTTCACTATAAAATTAAACTTATTCCTTCACAGGTTAAAGCCTTAAGGGATAAATATGATCTTTATATCTGCTTTACCCCTTGTGAGGGAGGAGATCGTAAAAAAGTTAAAGCAAAAGATAGCTTCATCATTGCACAAGATATTGATGGAGTACCTATCCCTGAAGATCTTCCACCTAGCTACTATTGGGAAACAAGCCCAGGAAAATTTCAAGGTGTATGGGTTTTAGATAATAAAGTAACTCCACAAGAGCAAGAGATCATTTGTAGAAAGCTTATTAAAAAATACAACTTTGATCCTTGTGGAAATGATATTGTGCATTTATACCGTATTCCAGGAACAAGAAACCACAAGTATGCTAGTACTTTTAATGTATCAGGTATGCAAGGTAAAGGTACAGTGTACAGGAAGCGTGAAATTATCAAGCATCTGAAAGATGTGGATATCACAGAAAGTGTAGTAGTTGATAATGAGCCTATAGAATACAAAGAGTATGATCTTGAGGAATTACTACTTGAATATTCTGTGAAGCAAGAGTTCAATAACACTCTAGGATCAGATAGATCAGAATGGGCTTGGAACATTGAAAGCAAAATGTTCATCAATGGAGCAAGCAAGGAAGAAGTGAAATTTGTGCTTCTAAACGCTCCTGATTCAATGGCTAAGTTCACAGAAAAGAACGTAGATTCTGAAGTAAATAGAGTTTATGCTAAAGTTGAGGCTGAAGCTAAAGAGATTGAAGAAGAGCTTGAAGATAGAGCCTCATTGAAGCGTTTAAGTAAAGCTCCTAAAGGAATTGTAAGGCTTGAAGATACTGAGTTAAGAGGTAAGAAACCACACAAAGGGAAAGTCAATATCAAGCGTGTTGATGAGATTGAACCTTTTGATCCTACGGACTTTTGGTTAATTGAAGATCTGTGGGAAAACAATTCAGTAGGTGTTATTGGAGCACCTTCTAAGTCCTTCAAGTCAACTCTTACTCTTAACCTTGCCTGTGCTGTAGCTACAGGAAAACCTTTTGATGGAAGGGAAGTGAAACAAGGTGCTGTATTAATCATTCAAGGTGAGAATAACCTATCAATGGAACAGCACAAGATATATTCAATCACTGGTGAAACTGAGTTGCCTATCTACTTTGTAGATGACAATATCACAATGGATCATATTTACAAGCTCAAGGATAGCATCCTAGAGTTGGGAGTTAAGCTCCTAATTATTGATCCTATGTATCTACTTTTTGGTTCAGGAGATATTAACAAGCATAAGGATATTGTCCTAAGGCTTGAAATGCTATCAAACCTGAGCAAGAAGACTAACTGCTCTATCATGTTAGTACACCACTCAAGGAAACTTGAAAGGGGTGCTAAGATTCAAACCTCAGATATGTATGGTTCTGCATTTATTGAGGGATGGTATGAGTCAATGATTCTCTTACAGCGACAATCTAATAATTCATCAAGGATGGTTACTTACTTCAGAAATCATAAATCAGGAGATGTTTATGATCTTGTGGTTGATGATAACATGGGTTGTAAAGCTTATAAGAGGAATGATGACTCAGGATATGAGCCTGACAAAATGGAACTAACAAGACTAACTAAAAAAGAAAAGGAAATTTTTGAAAATGAAAACCAATAAAGTAACAATTTTAACGGTAGCTACACTTGCTACTCTTGCACTTGCTAACAATGCTAAAGCTGACTCTCAGGATAGCCCTGTAAGCTCACAGGAAGCTCCTACAGCTCTTGTAACTAATCCAGAGGGCAATAATACCACTGAGGTTAAACAGCCCACAGAGATCACTAAAGAAGGCACAGAGATTACTGTAAAAAATCCTGAAGTTGTTATTGACCAATCTAAGGGTGAGGGAAAATACCAAGAATTTACTGTAGAGTATAAAAATATCAAGTTTGCTGATGATATGCCTATTAATGCAGGTGATAAAGTCACAATGACTTTCCCTGAAGAACTCAACTTCCAAACTAAGTATGAATTTGATGTCAAAAACCCTGAAGATGCTGTAGTAGGTAAGGCTTCTACTAATCCTGAAGATCGTACAGTAACCACTGTGTTCAATGACTATTTCACAAACCATCCATTGAGCAAACAAATGAGTCTCAAACTTGATGCAAAATGGACTGACAAAGTAGAGTCAGGAAAACCTGTTTCTGTGAATTTTAATGGTACAGTTGTTACTGCTAACATTGGAAAAGAACAAGTAATTGGTAAAGATGAGCTGATTGCTAAGTGGGGTAGTCAAGATAAAGATGATCCAACAGTTATTAACTGGACAGCACGTATTAATTATGCCAAGCGTGTGTTGAACTACGTAACCATCATTGATGAGATGAGCGAAAACCAAAAGTTAGTTGATAACTATTTTGAGATCAAAAGCATTGAAAGTCTAGATCCTTGGATTGATAAAGGATCTGCTATGGATCTTGTTAAGTCAATCAGTAAGTCAGATCATGGATTTACAATCAAGATGGATCGCTTGGATCACATGATCTATATTAACTATAAGACTAAACTTGTTAATGCTGTAAAGGATAGTGTTAATCCAACTAACAAAATTGAGTTGAAAGCAGAAACAGATGGAGCTACCTCATATAGCTATGTACAGCTAGTAGGAGGAAAAGGTGATGCCTCAGGTGAAAATAAACCTGAACCTACATTTGAGATTCCAAAAGAGTCTCCTAAAGTGGATATCCCTGAGTTTAAGGGAGGAATCCCAGGTATTCCTGAAGAACGTGTGAAACCGGAATACACTGAACCAATTGGTACTGTTCCTAATATCCCTGCTCCTATCCTTGAGAAGCCTTACCTTCCAATCGAAGATGTTCCTGTTCTTCCTCCTGCACCAATTGTGGAAATTCCTGAGCTTCATATTCCGGAAGAACCAGTTAAACCTCATGAAGATCCTAAGACTCCTCCTGTGACTCTTGAAGATAAGCCAAAAGTACCTTCTGAGTCTCCTAAGGTTGAGCCTAAGAAGGAAGAAGTTAAGGTTGAAAATAAAGGTGAAGTTTCACATGAAACACCTGTAGAAACTTATAAAGCACCTATGCTTCCACAAACAGGATCAGAAGCTGGTGTAGCCCTTTCTGTGTTAGGTTTAACAGTTTTAAGCCTTACAGTAGCATTTAAGAAAAAAGAAAACTAATTACAAGGGGTGAAATTACCCTTGACTATAAAATTTTGGAGAATTTAAGATGAAACTAGATGATTTGATTAAAGACTACAAGGAAATGACGCTTGATGAGGTTTATGTTGAGGACTTGTTAGAAGACCTACATAAGCTAAAAGATACATATACACCAGAAGTACCTGAGTATGTAGCTAATTGGTATGAAAAGCATAAGGATGATCTTGAATTTAATATTTGGGATTGGATTGCTTTTAGGGATGAACCTAAAAAAACAGAAAATAATAAATTTAATGGTTGGCTAAATGAGGGTTTAAATACCCCTATTCAGACTCTTGTGAAAATGCACTTGTTTGGTTATAAGGTCAAGAAAGAGAAGAAGTATATTATCAAACTTAAAAACGTTCAAAAAGGCTCAGAAAGTTTTAAATTTGATATGATTATTGAAAAATGGTATTTTGGTTTTAATCAAGAATCTAGTACAGCACGTTTATACCACACCAAGGAAGAGCTTAGGAAAGCTGGCTTTGAATGGATGTTTAGTTGCCCAGGGCTTGAGATTGAGGAGGTTGAGTAATGACAGTAGAACAATTCCTTGGATCTTTATCAAGCTTAATGTGGACTACATACTGGTCAGTACTTGTATACAAATGTATAAGAAACAGGGAGAAGTGAAATGGATGATAAACTAAATTTTATAAGGTTTTCAGTGGTTCTTATACTTATAAGCATGTGTGGTTTTGCTTATTGTATGGATAAAAAGCTAGATGACACACAAAATGAATGGAAGCAAATTGTAGTTAAGCAAGGTGAGCATATTAAGAAGCTTGCTGAGCAGAATAAGGCTCAGGATGTTATCATTAACAAGCTCAATGCTGAGTACAATCTAAAGGGTAAAAAGAAATGAGTAAGGGTGGATGGTACAGATCCTGTACTTGGCTAGATGAGGCAAGCAAGAGGGAAGACCTTTCAGGAGTATTCTTTAGTATGATAGATGCCTACCTTAGACGTGTAGATATGTCTATCAGTGCTTACCTAAGTGAGCTACATAAGAGAGCCACAGGTAAGGAAATCAAGAATGGGGGAGCTTACTATTCTGTGAAGAAAGTAGCAGAAGGGAAGCGAATCCTGTTTCCTTACCTTGTGGATAACATGGTGGAAGTGCTTAGCAAGAAAGAGCGTGAATATCTTTGCTGGTACTATGTCAATACTAAAAAAGGAAATGTAAGAAGATCACAGCTCCTAGCAAGTTACTATGATAAGTATGAAGGGAGACAATCTCCTGAAATACCTGCAATTTTTGAAGACTGTTTTGTGACCTCTAAGGAAGAGGAAAAGGTTTCAGTTAGGAAGCTATCACAGAAAGAAAAACTAAGAAAAGAAATGAATCGTAAAGAGATTTTAGAAAGGGCACTAGCTATTGAAATTGCTGAAGGAAGACTACACAAGAGTATTCCTTATGGTGAATTGAAGGCTACTTGGAAGTAAAATGGAGTATAATAAAAAAGAACAGCTTTTTGATGAAATTAATGGACTAATGATTAATAACCCTTGCTCAAAGGAAAACTGGATCAATAAGGGTATAAGTGAGGTTTTCAAACGTACTGAGAATTTCTTTAATAAAGAGCTTGTACCTGAAGTACCTCAATATGTAATTGACTGGTATGAGGAGAACAAAGGTAATTTAGACTATAACCTATGGAATTACATCATGGATTGGGAAGATACAGAAGAGGATAGTTTCAAAAGATGGGTAAATAATTCAAAAGATGCTTTTCAAACTATCATTAATATGCACCAATTTGGCTACAATGTAGAAAAAGTTGATCTTTATAGAGTTAAGCTTATTCATGGTGGTCAGTATCTTCATACAGAAACTTTTGGAGATACATATTTTACTAGTGAAGCAAAGTCTGTGTACTCAAAAGATAAACTTAGTAACTTAGGTTTTGATTGGGTATTTAATTGTCCTGGAATTGAACTGGAAGAGGTAGAGTAATGGATAAGAAAGAGTTATATAAGAAAGTTGAAGACTTAGATTTATTTTGTCTAGGTATTAGAAAATATGTTGCACTTAGTTAAGTTATGTATTTAATTAAACAGCTTGATGAACCACAGAAAGTAGTAATTCCACAATATGTAGCAGATTGGATCACATACTGTAAAGATATGGGGTATACTTTAAAATATGCAATCTATTTTCCAAAAGAAGCAGAAAATGAAGAAGTATATGAATGGGTTAATGAAAGTCTTAATAATCAAGAAGCCTTTGCTCTAGCTTGGATCAATGGATATGAGGTTGAGAAAGAGAAGAAGTATCTGGTGAAGATTAAAGGAGATATACAGGAGAATATTCTAGTATATGGTTATGGAGTAAAAAGATATTTCTTTTCATCTTATATGTATGGTAACAGACGAACTTACCACACCAAGGAAGAGCTTGAAGCAGGTGGTTTTGGTGGAGTATTTGACAATCCTATGATTGAAGTTGAGGAAGTTGATGAATGAATAAATTAGTATGCCCAAATTGTTATTCCACTTCTTCAGTACATCACCATACTGATTGGAAGCATATTGATAATCACACAGGTGGAACTAAACCAGTAAGTATTAGGCTTTGCTTAGACTGTAAGACATTATTTATTGATGATCGAAATTGGTAGAATAATGATAATATCAGATGAAGAATATATTAAATTTATAAAAGATGGACAAAAATTTGCTCTTGAGATTATGGAAAAATTATTTCCTGAGGATTATGAGGAGGAAGAAAATGAGTAATTTATGGGAAGAAACTATTAAGTTTTTGGAAGAAAATGGTAAAACTTTTGAAGATGTACTTTTTATCCAGGGTAAAGACTTCAAGGTAACAAAAGAAAACTTTGAAATTGTAGCTAAGAAGACAGATTATGACTCAGGCTTTGGTGCTCAACATGTTGCCACAGACCTTGTGTTAGTTGGTGATGATTGGTGGATTGAAAGAGCTGAGTATGATGGATCTGAATGGTGGGAATTTAAAACTATCCCAACAGAGAAAGTTAAAGTTGTACCTATTCTTTACTTAGATAGAGGTATGTGGGATACTCTTTGTGAAATAAATGAGGTCAAGTTGTAATGAAATTTTTAATAGTTGGTCTTGAAAATAAAGAGGTAGGATTCCAAATTTTTATTATAAACATTTCTGAGATCATTCTAGTTGAGGAAGTGGATTTATTTAAAAATATATGTTTGAAGGTAACTTTAAAAGATGGTGGTATGCGATATATCAACCATGTAAGAGTTAGTGCTGGTAAACTAGTAGAGGTAAGTAGAGTTATGGATTTTTACAGGATTTTGGAGAAGTTTGATGCTTGATTTTTTATACATTACCTTAGGTTTTATATGGTTTGCTGGTATGGTAGGTACTGTGGCTAAGCTATACATATCTTGCTTGAAAGGAGAAAGTGATGAATGAGGAAGTAGTTGTAAGATATCACTTTATAGGTGGTGAAACTGTTGATTGTGAGTACACAGATAAAGAAATGTATTATTCTAGTCTAAATACCTTTGATTTAGGAGGTCTCCTTATCTTTGATAAAAATGTAATAAACACAAGGAATGTAACCTATACAGAAATTATTAAAGAAAGAGTGATGAACATTGATAAACACTATTGATCTTAAATATCCTGTGTGTTTGGATATTGAAACAACAGGTCTTGATAGGTTTAGGGATGAAATCACTTCAATTCAGATTGGATTTACAAATGTAGACCAAGGAAAATATGTGCGTAGGTTCTTCGATTGGAAGAAATTGGGAATGAAACGTGCTTTAATGTTACTTACTAAGCTAAAGGATGCTAAGCTAGTCACACACAATGGGAAGTTTGACTTACTATTCCTGTATGTTAAGACAGGGATTGAGTTGAAGCTGTGGGTTGATACCTTAGTAATGGCTCATGTGTGTGGTGAAGAAGAGCTTGGACTTAAGCCTTTAGTTAAGAAGTACTTTAAGGTTGACTATGATATCTCAAAAGAAGCTAAGACAGGAAAGATCACAGATAAGTTTAAAGCTTATGGCTTGGATGATGTGTATTATCCTATGGAGCTGGTTAAGATCTTTAAGAAAAAGCTTAAGATCTATAGCCTTGAGAAAGTCTACAAGCATGAGATGAGAGCCTACAGTGCTTACCTTGAAGTTGAGAAGAATGGTATGCCTATCAGTCCTAGACGGCATGAGATAGCTAAGAAGCTTCAGGAGCAATATAAGCCTATCCTTGAAAGACTACTCACAGTAGGTAATATTAACTGGAACTCTACAGCACAGGTAGCTAAGATCCTCTTCACAGATAAGGATGTTCCTGTGTATGATGAGAAAGGTGAGAAGCTTCCTAACACCTATGAAGTGATTGAGTATACCTTCATGAATGATATAATCTATAGAGGTGAGTTTGGCACACGTAAGGGAGCTACACTGTTCATGAATGAGTGGAAGGAAAAGAATCCTCACCTGTATGATATTAAGGTTAAGCTTAAACACAACTACGCCCCTGTGATTATTGGTTATGGTGTAGGGCTTAAGGCTATTGAAAAAACAGCTAAGGGAGTACCTTCAGTAAGCAGTGATGTGCTAGTAAACTATGTGGGTAATCCTGTAGTAGATGATCTGCTAGAGTATCGTAGGTTGACTAAGCTGGAAACATTTATTAAATCTTGGGAAGAAATTCAAGTGGATGATAGGATCTACCCTAGCTTTAACATTACAGCACGTACAGGAAGAACTACCTGTTCATCACCAAACATCCAGCAGATTCCCCAGGATAAAAATGTAAGGAATTTGATTGAAGCTAGACCTGGATGGAAGATAAAAGAGCAAGATTACTCGCAAATTGAACTCCGTGTGGCTTCTATGTTCTCAGGAGATACTAACATGCAACATGCCTATCAGTCAGGAAGTGACTTGCATAGTAAAACTACTGAATTGCTCTTTGGTGATACTTCCAGCCTTAGTCCTCAGGAACAGAAGAGGAAACGGACGGAAGCAAAATCTATGAACTTTGGTTTTTTATACGGAATGTCTGCAAAAACATTCGTAGACTATGCAAAAGGATATGGATTGAATATTACTGAAGAAGAGTCAGAAGGCTTTCGTAACAACTTCTTTAAGGCTTACCCTACATTACTACAGTGGCATGAGGATTGTAAAAATTATGCAAGAGCAAATGGTTATACATGGTCTCCTATAGGACGGAAACGTTTCCTTCCTGACATCAACTCTAGCAACTTCAAGCTAAGAGGACAGGCTGAAAGACAATCCATAAACTCAGGAGTGCAAGGATTCGCCTCAGACATGTGTACAAGTGCTCTAGCTGATATTGTTTTCAGTGATGAGATTGACCATGATAGATGTATTGTACTAGGTTCTGTGCATGATGCTATTCTCTTTGAAATTAGAGATGACTATGTTGATGAAGTTTCACCTATAATTAACAGATTGATGGAGAAACCTTCCATCATTGAAGGAATTGATATTCCTATACCTATTGTGGCAGATTCTGAAGTTGCACAAGCGTGGGGAGGATAAGAATGATAATATTAGATAAGCCTGCTTATAGGCTTGATGAATACAAAGAGATCAGAGAGGCTAATCGCAGGTTTTTCAAGATTGACCATGAGCACTACATAGACAAGCAGAATGATTGGGAAGACTTATACACAATCTCAATCAGAGGCACTGTGTATGTAATGGATGACTTCTTTAATGGTCTCAGATATATTAGAAAGCACTATGGTCAACCTGTGTCTAAGATGAGTAGCTTTGACCTAATCTTTAAGACTAAGCATGGACTACCTGAGGAGATTGACTACATGTACCGTAGATTCAGTAATGCCTACAAGACTGTGACTGACTACATTTCACAGACATGTTGCTTCTCTCATGTGGTCATTGATGAGCCTGAAAGGATAGAAAGGAGGATTGTTCATTATCCTGTGATTGATAGAACTGTTCCTCTTTGGTTAAGAGAGAAAATCATTTCAATCATTGATAATGGTTATGCAGAATGACTTATAATGTATTAGAGTTCTTTGATAGCCAGCTTAAGAGAGTACACAAATTTTATACTTATGAAGAGGCTGAAAAGTTCCATGAAGAGATGCACAGAAAGACTAAAAGCACCTACTTCATTCGCTATAAGATGGATTTAAACAATGTATTCTAAGGAGGAATAATGGTAAACAAAAGTAGCTCAGTAGGAATTACTGAGGATATTATCACAAACATCATGCACTTGGGAGCTAGTGAGTACCACTTGGAGATCCTTATCCGTAAATATGAGGATCAGATTAAGTTTTGGTATAACCTAGACAATCCTGAGTTTCAAACTGAGGAAGATAAAGTAGCTATCTATGACACAAAAGACAAGGTGTATCAAATTACACAGCTTCTTCAGACTACTACTGAACAGCGTAGAAAAGCTATGGAATTGCTTAAGTCACAGGCTAATGAGGAAGGAAACCCTGACATGTGGTGTCTCCTTAAACACGTTCTTGTGGCAACTATTACAGCGTTTGAGGCTTGGCAAGTAGACCTAGCCAATGATAAGGTTAAGTTTGCTTTCCTTGAGCAGTCACGTGTAGCAAACCAAGTTTTAGCTATCTTTTTAGGTTATGAAGTTACTCCATGTAGTGCTTGCTTAACAGATCAATTAAAAGAGGATGGTAAATAATTACCATCCTGTGAGGAAAATTATGAATTACAAAGAAATTATTGAAGATGTTTTAAAAACTAAAAGTAAATCTAAACTTTGCAATGAGCTAGGTATCTCACAGTACTACCTTGATAAAATCCTCCAGGGTGAAGAAGTACCTGACATGGTAAAAACTAAGATTGTCAATATGGTTGCAAGTGAGACTGAGGACACAGAAGTTATCTCAATCACTAAGACTGAAGAAGACTTCATCCTTGATGCACCTATTGACACTTTCCCTGATAAGGTTAACCGTATCTCCTACCTAAACTATGTTCTAAATAGCACAAAAGCAAACAAAAACCACTATTGGAGACAAGTGCTTACTAAGAATGGTTCTAACACAGAAGAGGAAACTGTGGATCAGTTAGAGCGTATGGTAAATGCTATCCTGAAAGGTAACTGGAAAGTCACTGAAGAGGATGTACCTTACATGATTAAGCTTCCAAGTTACCACTACCTAACTAAAATGGTTGATGGATCTACTGGATGGTCTCTTGTGCAAAATTCCAACACTGTGGTAGGAAGTAGTAAAGAAGAGTTGCTTAAACAATTTCCTGAGTATGAAGACTTTATTGTGCAAGAGCCTCTTAATGTTGTGAGCTTTAAACCACAAGGTGAAAAGAATAAAAAGTTTACATCTAGCAGAAAGAAAGGCTTTGTGATTAAGGAACATGCAAGAAAAAATTATTAATTATGCTCTCATCTTTGGTTTCCTGTTGTTGACTCTTTGCTGTTATGCCACTGTGACCTCACAGAAGGCTCAGATTGAGCGTTTAGAGTATCAGGTGGGCAAACTTAAAGGTGAGTTGAAACAGAACCGTGAGGAGCTTAATAGCAAGGTCTATTCGCTTGATATGAGATTTAAGGACATGGTTTATTATTTGGAAAATGGAGTAAGTAGAGGTGGATAATGACAACTTATAGTGTAAGTCGAGTAAAAACATTTTTAGATAACCCTTGGAAACACTGGTGTAAATACCTAGCAGGCTACAAGGAAAAGCAAGATCCTGAAGTAACACAGTACATGGATCGTGGAACATACTTCCATAGAGGCATGGAGCTTTTAGCACAAAGTAAAGGTAAAATGACTCAGGAAGAGTTGTATGCTAAGCTACGTGAGATCTATGCAGAATCAGGATTCCTAGAGGAAGCTAAGCTATCAGGAGAGCTTGCTATTGATCGCTACCTTTCAGAAGGTGAGCCTGTAGACTTTGAGAAAATCATTGAAACTGAACATCAAGTCTACTATGACCTACCTAATGGACATGAGTTCACAGGTATAATTGATGCTGTTATTCAGAATGATGATGGAACTGTGACCATTGTTGACTATAAGACTCACTCTACAGCTCCTACAGATGATGAATACCGCTATAGCCTTCAAGGTAACTTGTATATGTATGTGTATACACAGCTAGGCTACAATGTACGTGATATGATCTTCGACTGTGTGAACCCTAAGATTAAGCTCACAGGAAGAAACTACAAACGTAAGACAATCCGCCTTGTGTACAATGAGTATCGCACTAAGGACTTCTTTGACCAGTTTGTACATCTTGTAGACTTAATTGAGTCTGATCCTGAGTTTAAACTTTACATCCCAGGGAAGGGTGGACACAAGCCTGATGCCTATGATTACCTCTATAAAGTCTACATTGGTGAGATGATGGAAGACTTAGATGAATTTATTGAGAAAAATTTTCAAAAAAAGGGTTGACAGTCCAACCCAAAAATGATAGAATAACTTTGTTGGGTTATCCAGCAATACACTATAAGGAGGAATCAAATGATTAGGTTCATTTGGGCACAGGATGCTAATGGTTTGATTGGAAGTAAAGGAAAGGTACCTTGGTACAATCGAGATGATCTTAACTACTTCAAGAATCAGACAACAGGTGGCATTGTAGTCATGGGAAGCAGGACTTGGTTCTCTCTAGGATGCAAGCCACTTAAGAATCGTCATAACATTATCCTGACAAAAGAGGATGACATTAAAGGTTATGACCTAGAGAATGTCTACATTGCTCACACACCTCAGGAAGTCATTGAGATTTATGAGAACTCTAGCCTAGATCTTTGGATCATTGGTGGGGCTATGACTTACAAGACTTTTGAGCCTTGGTGTGAGGAAGCTGTGGTAAGCACAGTTGAAGGTGAGTATAAAGGAGACACTTACTATAAGGGTCTAGAGAATAAGCTCACTGAGGATAATGTAGTAGTTACAATGAAAGGTGATGGTTTCACAGTGAAACATTATAAGGTGAAATGATGGTAACAGAAGATGCTTGTATCTTTTTATGCCTTGTATTTGGGTCTCTAACATGGATTATTGGTTATTTCATTGGAAAATGGAATAAAGAAGATAAACGTGCAGACATAAAAGGTACAAAACTAAAACTCATTGAAGGTATTGATGGAGTTGCATCAGTACAGCTTACACCTATCCGTTATGTAGAACTTCTCACAAAAGAAGAAGAGTGTAATGAGTTGAAACTAGCTATTAAGAGGTTTGCAGATGAAACTCCTAAGGGAACTTAAAGACTTAGTATCCCTAATGGGATGTGCTGTAGTATCAGTAGCTTTACTAGCTATCACACTTAAGCTTATAGCTATTGTATGGAATTTCATTATGTCATGGTAAAAAGATGAAAGAAGATATTATTAACCCTAAGCGTTACACAGGAAACAGGCTAGAGTGCTGGGATTTTTGGATTGTAGCTAAACTCAATCCATTAGTAGCATCTGCTGTTAAGTATGTGTGGCGATATAAAGACAAGAATGGAGTAGAAGATCTTAAGAAGGCTCTTGTGTTCTTAGATAAAATGAAGAATACTCCTCAGGAGGCTCTCTACTTTGAAAAAGGTGAGTTCTTTGCATCAGATGATTTGCTTGAAAACATGAGTGATATTCAAAGATTCATTGTAAACACATCTGTGCAAACAACACATGAAGATTTATATAAGGTAGCTATTAGTGATATGGAGATTGCTATTAACTACTTGATTAAAACAGAATATGGAGATGAAAGTGACTAACGCACAATTATTGATTTTTATCTTACTATTGCTTAATTTCCTCTTGGATCTCTACTACTTCTTTGAGAAGACAAGTAAGAAAACAGTTAAAATTAAGTATAAAGACAATGTAGCACACCTTGTGGATCTCACAAAAGGTGATTGGATTGACCTAGCTTCACCTAAGAGTATTGTTTACAAGAAAGGTGATCTAGTTCAGGTTGACTTTGGAGTAGCTATGGAGTTACCTCCTTACTATGAAGCTCATATTGCACCAAGATCAAGCCTATTTCAAAACACAGGCTTACTTCTCACAAATGGTGTAGGAGTTATTGATAACTCTTACTGTGGTGATGAAGACTATTGGGGAGCTAAGTTTTATGCTACACGTGATGGACTCATTGAAGAAGGACAACGCTTGTGTCAATTCAGAATTATTGAAAACCAACCTAATATTCATTTTAAAGAAGTTGACCACTTGGGTAATGAAAACCGTGGTGGTTATGGAAGCACAGGAAAGTAGGAACACATGAAATTACAAAAACTAACTAAAATTAAATTACACACACTGACAACATTCTATGGTGAACCTGGATCAAGTAAAACTACCTTCATCAATACACTCCCAGGAAAAGTATTGGTGATTGATACTGACCGTGGATTGGCTTCAGTAGATCCTGATGAGCGTTTTGCTGTAGCAGAATGTCACACATGGGATGATGTAGTAGAAGCTATGACTTATGCTAAAGGCTTTGATAGTATTGCTGTGGATCACTTCACAGGAGTGCAAGAGCTTCTTTATAAGCACCTTATGGAGAAAGCTTTAAGCAAGAAGATGACTCTTCCTATGTATGGTGAAGCATCAACTATCCTCAAAGGACTTATTGACGAACTTGTGGCTATATCCTATGCAGGTAAGAATGTGTATGTGATCTGCCAACAAAAATCAGTCAACCTTGAGGATGTTGTAGATGAAAACATTCCAGCAACTATCATCCCTAACTTGATGGAAAGTGTTGGCAAGTACCTTACAGCATCAAGTCGTGTTATTGGACACACTGAGCGAGTTACTAAGTCTAAAGTGGTTAAGGGTGTTAAAAAGACTAAGGATTTCTACCAAGTTCGTCTTTCAGGAAACCCTGCATATACATTGAAGGTAACACGTAAACCTGGACTATCAATTCCGGAAACTGTGACTAACCCTACTTGGGAAGCAATTGTAGGATACACAGATGGAACAACACAAGCTAAAGAAGCTAAATCAAAAGAAGCTAAAGAAGAAACTAAGGAAACAAAAGGAGAATAACTATGTCAAAACTATCATTTAAAGCAAAAGCACCTGAAGTCCGTGAATTTATTTACACACCAGGACGATATGAAGTACTTGTGGAAGCTGTAGAGCAAGGAACTAACCAAAACACAGGAGCACTTTTCTACAAGTTTGTGCTTCGTGGTAACTTTGGTGAAAACCTTACAATGTTTAACTTGTTTGTACGTGACAACACTTATGGACAAGAACAACTCTACAAGATCATTGAAGCTGTAGGTCTTGATCCTAACTCAGATGATATTGACACAGATGATATTGTAGGTAAGTACATGGGAGTTGAGATCAAAGAAGGTGATCCTTACAATGGGAAACGACAATTCAATGTACGTGACATCTTTGCTCTTGATGAAGAGGAGGAAGAAGACTCAACAGACTCGGATGCAGATGATGATTGGACAGATGCAGAATAATTGAATGGTATCCCTAGTGGATGCCTTACACAGAGTAGCTAGGATCTCCTTATAGATTACATTTTTTATTTCGATTGCCAGCACTTGTGATTCCCACACTAGCTACTCTCTGTAAGGTATTTACTTTTTTGACAAGCCTAGTTAGTACAAAAAGACTTTCCATAGATATTTCTACACCCAAAGTTATTCTCACGATTTATGTTCTATTTATATTTTTGATTTCGCTTCTATTACCCAACTAACTAGGCTTCTTAAAGGAGTAAATATGAATAAACTTGAAGAGTTTAAACTCTATGTGTTAAAGCGTAGAGATGCCTTTGAGCACAAGTACAGAATAGGTAACAAGACTGTAGGAGATCTTTACAGATATGATCTTCCTAACAATCTAAAATACCTTGATGACATGTCTCAAATGTTTATTAGAACACTAAACACAGCTAGAGTACCCCTTAGGGATAAGCTTCTTACTGTGTATGTGTATCGTTACATAGGTCATGAAAAGTATGTCAGAAGATGTACTAATGAACATGATGTTGTGACTATACACCAGCTTGAAAAGATAGCAACTAAGCTTAACTCAGCTAAGGCTAAGCTCTCTCCTAACTACAAGTCTCCTGCTATTCAGGTAATGACTAGAGAGCTTAATAGAGGAGAAAGGTTTCTTGCTTCCTGTGCAGATTTCATTGACAAGCTTCCTGATGATCTATTCTATGGATGGAAGTGTAGTGAGATCTATAGATACTATAATAAGAAGTGTGATGTGTATGGACTGAGTAAGTTCACAGCTTATAACCTAGCTACTGACCTAGCTTACATTAATGAGCTACACATTGAACTAGACTTTATTAATGGATGCTCACCTAGCATGAGAAAGATGTACCTTGAAATTGTAGAGAAGGATAGGTTTAATGCACAGGAGTATAAGAAGTTTGCTATTGACTTCATGAAGTGGTATCTAGATCAGCCTTTTGCAGATAGCAAAGAGAGGATCATTACCCCTAATGATGTAGGACACATGCTTGTAGCTTACTATAAGCTCACAAGAGGTATGTGCAAGATTAGATACCCTAAGAAGACTAGGGTTAAAGTTAGTGACTTGGTAATATCAAGGAGTATGTATGAATTTTATAAAGGTGTACCAAGTGAAACTGATTGATGAGCTTGGTAATTGTTACTATGATGAAACCATCTGTGGATTTAAGAAGAGACAGAAGTTCATTAAGAAATGGTCAGGAAATGACCAAATTACTAGAGTCCAAAAAGGAGATATAACTATTTATATTAAGAACTGTGGAGAGGAGTTATGGTCGTATGAATGTTGAAAATGTAAAGTTAGCAGAAGAGCCTAAATCATCACCTGCTAAGGCATCTGATGAGTATATCAAGCTAGAAAGAGAATTTGATAAGCTTACTGAAGCTATCAAGCTTTCACATAGCACAAGAGAAAGAAAAGCTATGCGAGCAAGAAAAAAGAAGATCCGTGAACAACAGAACCTTCTTTACTATCAAATGCTTTACTCAGGCTACATTGAGTACACTCAGACTGTGCTAGGGTTATCTACACCACAAGCGCTGTACAAGAGACTTAAGAAACATAAGAAAAAATAAGAGAGCAATTAAGCTCTCTTTTTATTTTGGACAATTACAGTCATCCTTAGGAAGTTCTGTAAGTTTAAGACATTCAGGAGTATCTTGTGCATCCATGATAGGAGTGTACTCTAGCTTGAATTGGTGTACACGGAATACACCTGAAGAAGAGTTAGCAGGCTCTACTCTCACCTTTACGTGCTGTCCAGCAGGAACAATAATACTATCAGACATTTCCATAGCACCATCTGAGATACCAGTCATCTGCCAGTGTACTCCACGGTTCTTTC